CCTATGTTGTTCGGTATCCTATTGTCACAGCGGATATTTAGTAGTAAAATACTATAATAAAATATAGGAGCAGTTAACGAATATGTTTAAATTATTAAATTTCATGTTTTATAAGATTTTAATCAACGGATTCCAAATTAAAAGCGCATTGCAAGTATCCGTGGCTGCCAAAGTTCAAAAAGAACTTACAATTATGAAATATATTCAATGGTGCAATGAAAACAATGGCTTCTTAACTGCGATACTGTCAATAACAAGCCTTCTTCTTAGCGTAACAGCGATTGTGGTTTCAATTATGACGGCAAGACTTCCCTATAAAAAGAAAATCTTACTTGCGTCTTCATTAACGCTTGGAATGACGTTCCAAACGAAAGAAAGTGTTTCTGTTATGGGGATGGCCGCATCTGCAACAAATGTTGGGAACAGGCCTATAGGCATTAGGTATTTAGGATATGCTATAAAAAAAGATGGAACATACCATTGTATATATCCTATCAGTCGAGAGTTTAATTGTAATGCACTACTAGAACCATCAAAAGAAATAGAGACGCAATTTAGCAAGGAGGAGTTAATAAAAGCCTTTCTACAAGAGGCCCCGAATTCAAAATTGTATATCTTCGCAAGAGATACAGAAGGATCTTTGTACAAGCGTAGCGCAGGTACTGTCAAAAAACTTCTTCAAAACCTTGGTAGCTAAAGCAAACTTAGCTCCATTGGTTCGATTGAAAGCGCAAGTATCAAGTATGCTGTTTAACTTTTGACCATTTTGTATTTTCCTTGTCAGCGCCGCACTTAACAAGTCGCTATTTACCAACATGTATTATAAGTTTACTCCGAATCCCTTATTAGCCTAATAAGTCAAAAAAGCTCCGGTATATTCAAAGTGAGGTAATTATATGAGTATCAAAATAAATCCTCAGGAGGCCATAGCATTTATAGCAAAGTTTGCCATTAATGTCTCTCTAGCAAACGTATTACCTCCAGAGGGCGTCGAATTCGTCGGATCAATGGCTGAGAGTTCCATAAAAGGGATTCATTTTGTTAAGGAATCCACCCCTACATCTATATTACTTCAGCAAACAATAAAAGCCGCTATCGTGTCAACGTTCTATTCAAAGGACTACGAAATTCCTTTCGACTGTAGAGAGTCCTTAGTGGAGACATTCGATTTAAAGTGTGCCTATTCTTACCTTCAGAGTAATGACCCTTTTGAACTAATTAAAGAGAAAATAAGAAATATTTTTGAGGAGTCAAGCGAGTGCGACGTTGCAACACTACCTGTAGATAAAATCGCTGCCGATATCGTAGAAAAGGTATATCGTTCAATTCTTGATAATCGCCAGTTGCTAACATTATATACTTTTTTCTGCACAAAATCAATCGGCGAAAAGATCGACTATGTCATAGCAAAAACAAACGATACTTCCGAACCGGATTGCAAGCTGTTGAATACGTTTCCGCAAGATATTTCTAACATTATTTATGACAGAGACATTGAAGTTCAGCAAATAGAAAAATTATTGAACAATCATAACATTGTCTATATAGGTGGCATCGAGGGAATTGGGAAAGCAAAACAATCAGACTACCACATCAAATTTTCCATGCAATTTTAACTTTACCGTGTCCAACATGAATAGATTCAATCAGGGTATCGACCACGGTTAATTTATCGTCAATAGATATATCGTTCCATTTGCTCATGTAATCGCTGATGACGCCGATGTTTTGTCTGTCATACATTTCGGCTGACATTTGAGCGATTTTTTCTTTTACCGTTTTCTTTTCTTCGTCGAGTGCATCAATGCGCTCATTGATATATTCCATTGTCGCTGTGCTTGCAGATACGATTTTGTCTATAAGCGTGGCGATTTCTTTTTCGATTTCTTCTGCACGGATTTTCAGCTTGGTAAGCTCAATGGGGTCTCCGTGCTTTTCCTTGTAAGAAAGCTTGTTGAACTCTTTAAGTTTGCGGGACATTTCATCAAAGACAATGTCCTCGATTCCGCTGGCCTGTATTGCGCCTACGCCGTCGCAGGATGCGGAAACATACTTGCTGTTGCAGATGTAGTACCTTGCGTCTGCACTGCGTTTACGGGGATAGGATTTCAGGGAGAGGGCGTGCCCACAATCAATGCACTTGATTTTACCGGCAAGCCATGTGTTCTTTGCTTTCACAGGCTTAGCTATCTGGCGCACATTCAGGCACTTGCGCCTGCACCGAATCCATGTATCAGCATCGATGCATCCTGCGTGCGGAGCAAGAACGAGGACATGACCGTCAAGAGAAATGCTCTTGCGTTTGGCCGCTTTGTTCCCTGTGTACAGATAAGCTCCATTTGTTCCAATGAACTGAGAGATGTCGTTGATGATTTCGGTTCCTTGCCCGTGGAAGAATTCAAAAATAGAAGCGTCTGCTTTAGCATACACAGGATTTGTAATAATATCTCGGATGCGCATACGGCTAAAGTTCTTACCGTTAGGATTTTTAATTCCATTCTGGCTGAGGTAGCGCACCACATCTGCAAAGGAAACTTGCGGCATAGCATACAGAGAAAAGATAAGCTGCACGACCTGTATCTGTTCTGGAATGGGTTTATACATACAGGTTTTGATGCCCTCCATAACGGTGTTTTCCAGTTCAAACCCGTAAGGGACTCTGCCGCCCATGTAGAATCCTTTTCTGCTGCGTGAGCGGTATGCATCCATGACACGCTGTTGAATCGTCTCGCGCTCAAGCTGGGCGAACACCATGACTATCATCAGCATTGCTTTGCCAATAGGTGTTGAGGTGTCAAATCGTTCTGTAATAGACACGAACTCAACGCCGTACTTCTGCAGCTCACTGATAACATTTGCAAAGTCAAGAACTGAACGGCTGATTCGGTCAAGGCGGTACACAATAATTCGTCTTGCGCCGCCAGCACGAACGGCGGCCATCATATCTTGAAAGTCAGGGCGCTCTGTATTTTTACCGCTGTACCCTTTATCTCGAAATACTCTGTGCGGATTATTTCCTACCTCACGCAGGCACAACTCAATTTGGCTTTCAATAGAGATACTGTCTTCTTTATCAACAGACTGTCTTGCGTAAATAAAATCTTCCATCGGTATCCTCCGTCTTATTTCTTTTTCGGTGTGTATTTGCTAAAGACGGTGTACAGGGTTTTTTCAATTTCATTTTTCTGTTCCTGTCGGTCGTCTTTATGTATAACTGGCGTGAGGTTGATGATGGTATAAATATCGCCGTCATATACGGCGTTGACTTTTTCTTCGGTATATTTTTTTGCAGCTATGATAACCAACCTCCTTGTTGGCGTAAAAAATAATGGGGCTGGCTTATTATCACCAGCCCCATCTCTACATGAAGTACTCAGGGTCTTAATCCTTTTTCTGTTTGAAGCGACAGCTGAAGCATATCGCCACGCCTGTTGTCACCAATGTTACCAATGCAACAAACAAAGCATTTAACGGTGCATCTCCTGTATTCGGGATGGTAATGTTTTTGATAGCATCTGCGTCGTTATACCATTTGGATGTTGCGGTTTGCTTGCATATCATCCCAAAGTTCTGAATTAACACATCGTTGCTCATGCAAACCTTACCATTGTAGACATCTTCCGGTGTCATATTGAGCGCAGTCAACTCTTTTGTCAGTTCCAAAATGTTGCCATCAAAATGCACATCTGTTACTACTCCGGACACTGACCGTGTAAACACCAATTTACCGATTGTAACGGTATCACCACTGATGGTAATTGGCATATTGTTGTAATGTAGCTCCTGAAGTGATGTTTTTTCTTCGATGCTATATGTGAGCATCGGACGGCTTCCAGTAACAAGAGCTGCATACAAGCCGTTGTCCAGGTTTGTTGGTGCGGCCATATCGGTCACAATAAGTTTGCCGGGGTCTACCTTTTGATTGTCGGCATTGTACACCTCAATACTGTAGTAGGCGTATTCACCTTTGCGTGCAGTAGTATTCGGGTTTACCCGGAAGCTATTGCCGACATCGCCGGGAATCAACTCGTATTTTACGATGTTGATTGTGTATGTCTTGCATGGTTCTGAGGTGGAAGTCCAAGAGAGGGCATAAACGGAAGTTGTACCAAATACAAGTACAACAACCAGAAGCAGTGAGAAAATTCGTTTCATAGTCTTTTCCCTTTCTATGTATATTTCTTCGGTCGTGAGACGCTGTCTCTACCGAAAACTATTGAACGAAATCATTACACTGCAATGCAGGGTTTCATTATGATTTGCTGTCTGTAGAGCCCATACCGCCGTTTCTGACGCCTGTTGCATCGTCGGAGTATGTTACCCCATAAGGAATGAAAATCGCCTGTAGGAAGCCGCTACCGGCCTCTACGGTAAGTGTTTTGCCTGTATGATTGTCGTTCGTGATTTTAGCGAAGATGTGCCCCTCGTTATCTGAGTAGTAATAGTCGCTGTCAATCACGCCCATCGTGTTATCCAGCTGCAGGCGGTACTTGAAGCCAAGGCCGCTGCGAGGCAGACAGCCAAGCCACCAACCCTCATCGACCTTGACCCGAATACCGGTAGGGATTTTGATGGTATCACCAGCCTCCAGTGAGAAGGAGAACGGCGCCTTGAAGTCATAACCGGCAGAACCGGCTGTGGCTCTGGACGGAAGTTGGAGGGCTTCCCATGACTTTTTGATGTTGTCTTGTAGGGCAGGAGCCATTTCCTGCCCTTTATAAAATTCATCTTTGATAGCTTCGTAGTACTGCTCGAAGCTGACTTTTTCAAACTCACCGACTCTGTTCATTCTTCAACCTCCTGTGTGTAACCAAGTGCGTCCATGTCTGCCTGAAACAGTTCCCAGAACCCATCAATTCGAGGGTCTTCAATAGACTCAACAAGACCGGTGCGAAGCAGCGCCAGACACGCAATACCTTTGGGCGTCAGCTGATACACGGCATTGTCATCGTCTTCATCCGACTCTGCACAGTCGCAGCATTCGCAATCGAGGTCGCAGTCGTCTTCGGGGTAAGGGGTTTCTGTGACGCTCTGGCTTTTGATTTTGCCGTCTTCATCGTACTCGGTATATGTAGTAATGATTTTCTTAGTCATGTAGTTCCTCCTGCATGGATTTGATAATGGCGTCAATGGTGTGAGCGACGCTGACAAAGTCTTCGGCAGTATAGCCCTTAGTTGTCATAGCTGCCGTTCCGATACGAACACCGGAAGTCTGCTGCGGAGAACGAGTTTCATTGGGAACACAGTTCTTATTAAGAGTAATGCCATGCTTGTCCAATTCGTCCTGTACCGCTTTACCGGTCAACCCTGTTTCCGTCAGGTCAAGCAGGAACAGATGGTTGTCTGTACCACCTGTAACGACCTTGTAGCCCATCGAAATAAACGCATCGCACATCGCCTTACAGTTACGCACAACGGCGTGGATGTAGTTCTTGAACTTGTCTGTGCAAGCCTCCTCAGCTGTTACCGCTTTACCAGCGATGATATGCTGCAGCGCCCCGCCCTGACAACAAGGGAAGACTGCGCTGTCGATGCGCTTGGCAAGCTCCGGTTTGCAGAAAATCAAACCGCCCCTTGTGCCACGCAGAGTTTTGTGTGTCGTGGTAGTAATGATGTCAGCAAGCCCGAATGGGGACGGATGGTCACCAGCCGCTACAAGTCCTGCGATATGTGCCATATCCACCAGCATATAGCACTCGTTTCCTGTCTGCTTTTTATAGCAGTCGATAACATTTCTGAAGGTGTCAAAGTACAGGGTACGGCTATATGCCGAAGCCCCAATGACTACAAGCTTTGGATTGAACTTATAAAGCTTGTCGATAAAATCGTTTGTATCAATCCAGCCGGATTTGTTTGCTCCATAGTGGATGAAGTTAAAAATCTTACCACTGATATTCACCGGAGAGCCGTGAGACAAATGCCCGCCGTTATCAAGGCTCATAGAAAGGACGGTATCTCCGGGTTTCAATACGGACAAATATGCCGCAATATTTGCATTCGTGCCGCTGTGCGGCTGTACATTGACATGGTAGTCAGTCTGGAACACTTTCTTCCACATTTCGCAGCAGTACTCTTCCAGCTCGTCTACATACTGGCATCCGCCATAATATCTGCCACGGTTGCCGGAGCGATGCGCAGCGGGATATCCCTCTGAATACTTGTTAGTCAGGCAGGAGCCGACTGCCCGCATGATGTTTTCACTTACAAAGCTCTCACTGGCTATCAGTTCGACAGTTGTATCCTGTCGGTGCTGCTCTTTTGCAATAAGGCCAAATACTTTTGACTCCAATTAGTACCTCCCGGTTACTCACCACAGTTCGGACAGACCATCCTGCCCTCTGGAATTACTGCACCACAGCAAATGCAATGGTCTGCATTTTCAGCGGCAGGTTTATCTTTAATCTTGATGTACAGTCCGCAGTGGCAGGTTCCTTCCTCCATCTCACGGAACTCTTTGCACATACACATGGTATCTTCACTTCTCACGATAGCGCACGGACAAAATCCATTGTTGTCTTTAAGTGCCTTGCGCATATGAGTGACGAAATCTTTGTCAGGGTTGATGTTGATTTGCATATTCGTTGTTCCTCCAGAACGGTCAGAATACATTGGCTGCATACTGATTATCCGATGCAAGTTCTACGCCAAGCACGGGGTCAAAGCGGTGTGGCTTGTTCGGAATATAGCGTCCGAACTTTACGAAGACATTTTCGTAAAGAGAAAGGGCATGAAGCTGTTCTGGGATTTCTTCGGGATAATAACCGGTATAAATGACAACATCATCTTCGCAGTCATAGGTGTCACGAAACAAATCCAGAAATGTGAGAAGTTCCTCAAACTGTTCCATCGGTTCAAGTCCACCGAAGACGACCGCTTTGGTGAGGGGATTTGTCAGATACCGATGGCAGAGTTCATCATCGTCAATCGTGATGGGGGCGCAAGAGCGCCACCCATCATTCTGACAAACAGAGAGTGGGATACCAGCCTCGATACAGCACTTGCCCCCACAGGAAATCGTGCCGATGAACATGGCCGGTTTCTTATAATTGGTGAAGTCCTCATCGACTACCGTCTTTACCCTCATTCACTCATTGCCTCCGCATAGGTGTACCACTGTCTCGTGTTGAACTCACGGAAACGGTCTTTAGAATAAGCGCGGGACGGGACAAGATAACCAACGATGCGCTGGTATGTATCGAATACAGGTTCGCCGCATACCGGGCAATGGTCTGTGCCTACGAAACCGTGATGATGCTTGCATTCGTTGATGCGGGTGTTGAATGCGAAGTAGATAACGCCGGATTGCGCAATCTTGTTGAGCATCTCCCATGCCATATCTGTGTTGGGAAAATTCGACTCCAGATTGATGTGAGCGATACTGCCGCCGGAGCATTTCTCATCCAGGATAGAGCACAGACGCAGCTTTTCCTGAATGGTGCATTTGGCCGACAGAGGAATCCACTGATTGGAGTAGATGAATTTATCGTTGTGGTCATACAGGACATTGTCTTTCTGACACAGGATAACAGCGGCACGCTCTGCAGGAACGCTTTCGATGTTGAAGGAGTATTCATCGGTGAAGTTATCCTTGACTTCGTTGAGCACCTCAAAGATTTTGCTTGCGAAAGCAACGCCCTCATCGGTATAGCTGATATAACCAAACTCATCTGTCTTGGTATAGCCGAAAGCTTCGATTACCTCATACAAACCGAGGATACCCATCGTACAATACTGCTTGTCCATCTCCACTGCGCCCTCCTGATAATTGGGCAACAGACCCTTTTCGATGTTCCGGCGGATAATATGCCGCACGGTATCAAGGGTTTTACAGCAGAGAAGCGCACGCTTTTTAAGAAGGGTCAAATACTTTTTCTCATCGCATTCTGTTTCCAATGCAATCCGCATCAGGTTGATGGTATTGACCTTGACTGAGCCGATGGAAAGCGCCGTGCCACCGATGGAGTTGATAAAAGCATTAAGCTTTGAGGTATCAGACAGCAAGCGGCAACAGTTGGAAAGCGTATTTACATCACCGCTGATGAAGAAGTTGCTGTCATTCCATGTGGTATTGTGGTCGCTGCACCATCTGGCGAAGTCCTCATCCACAAACTTCCCATCACGGTACAAAAGGCTGTAAGTCAGCACAGGGAAGGTGAACATATTCTCGCTTCGGATTTGTGAAACGACCTCCATGAAGAGTTTCTGGTGTTCAATCAGCTCTTCCACACAATCAATGACATAGCTGCCGTCCGGATACTGTACGCCGCCGAACAGAGCCTCGATATAATTGCGGTCAAAGATAGACACATTGACAAATGCGGTCTGGTCGATGCGCATGAACGGCTGATTAAGGCGGTAAATGAACTTCTGGAAGCACTGTTTGATGTAATACTCCGGGTCTTTGATAATGTGACCGCTTTCGCAGTCTTTTTTCCAGAAGTAATATGTCCAAATCAGGACATTGGGGATGCCCACAGCACCTGAGCTGCGGTTGCTCATGTAGCTGATATACTCAATTACATCATCCATGAAGGTAGTGAGGTGCTTGGGTGCCTGATTGTTGTAGTTTTTCAGGAAGAAAAGCCCCTCAGTCGCCAATCTGGACAGGTCATAGGCATAGCAATACGGCAAATAGGTGGAAGTCGAGGCATCATGCAGATAAAAGCCGCCGTTATACTCTGTTTCCAGCCATTCTTTTGCTGTACGGAGGTTATACCTCTTCTTCATCTCATAGAAAATCTTGTTGAAAGCGAATAGCTTGTCGTGGGATTTTCCTTTTTCATTCAAGAGACTGCGAATATCCTTATTAGAGGCATTTGCATTGGCATCAATGGTCACATCGGCCACATTTTTATCGATAAAACCATCGATGAAATCAGAGAAGTTCAACTGGGTTTCATGGAATCCGTTGAGAAACTCGAAATCCTCACCATATCGCTCATTGAGAGCTGCCATTGCCTTTTCAAAGTCTCGGTTCATTTTGAGTGGAATGTTCATTTGCTCCTGTCCCCCTTCTTTTAATGTTGATTAACCCATTGGTTTGCTGTTTGGAAGTCAAGAAGTTCTCCATCCACACTGAGAACAGGAACTTGTACGATTCCGAGCGACAGCATTTCGTCCACAGTGTTGTTTTCTGTGTACGCAATACCCTTTTCTTCTAACTTATGCTTGAGCACCTTACACTTGGGACAGCCGGTTGAATACAGAATGATTTTCAATGCGGTTCAAACCTCCTTTGAGTCTTAAGGCAAGCCGCTGATACGGCTTTAGCTGGATATGCAGGACTTCTTCGGCAAAAGCAACCGGGTCATCTCGCCATCGTGATATGGAATCAGTACAGGCAAGTGCTTGAATGACGGAATAAGCGTCACTCCACGAGCTGACACGGTACATTCCGTTTTTATCTGCGTCGTAATAGCGGTTGTGTGGAGCTGTCATGAGGATTTTGAAGTAATCACCACCCTCCAGATTGTGAATACCGTCATCTATCAGCACATCTCCCTTGATAAGCTGCTTATGGGCTGTGATGATAACATCATTCCATGTCAAGAATGGGAAGTAGCGGAATAAGACCTGCTCCATTTTAGCCGCCAGCGTCTGATAGTTCGATGTAGTTACAATCAGCACAGTATGTCCGTCTGCGATTAGCTTTTGCAGTGCCTCCGATGCGCCTTTCATCGGTTTGACCCAGTTCCAAAAGGCGTCCTCAAGCAAGGGAGCATATACCTGTTCTTTTGTGAGGGTAGGAAACGCCTTTGAAATATCCCAATCCGTAATATCTGAAAGGTCGGTACTGGTTTGATGCCGTGCATTCAGGTAAGCGACCCATGCTTCAGCGAGGTTTTCAATAGTATCGTCCATATCGACAAGAATTGTCAGATGACGCATATCGTACCTCCCTTATAACTCATCGAATGTCGTCTGATGGAACCCCGTGTAATCTGTGAGCCACGCAATAACATACTCTTTCAGGTCTTTCAGCGTGCCGTCATTGATAATCCAGTAGTCCGGCGTTGTATTGTCAAGCGCAGTCTCTGACGGATGTGCCTGCTGTTCTTTGGACAACGGACTGGCGAAATCCTTTCTTAGGACACGCAAATGAACCATATCAAGCCCGGCACTCTTAATGCGGTCAATCTCATTAGGGAATCGGCAGTCAGGGATGAGCAGATAATCCCATGTATCAGGGAAGAGTTCTGCCATAGAGATAATGAAATCGACCCAGAAATCAGGTTTCTGTGTGCGGATGACATCTGTTCCGACATACTGCAGAATATGGCGTCCAGCATCGTCTTTCTGCCCGTTCCATCCAAAAAACTGTTTGCATATGTATTTGAGTAGGTCTGCATAATGGGCGACCTGTACTTTATAGCCGTCTGCTTCCAATGCGGATTTCAGAAACCCGGCTGTTGTATCCTTCCCATGCTGCGCCTTGCCTGAGATAGCGATAATTTTCACGGCATCAGCCTCCTTTTTTCTTTGTTGTGTACTGGCAGAAGCAATCGATAGCCTGCCGCACATTGATGGAATCGTCCGGTGGCCTCCACTTATGCTCATTGCCATAATAGATTTCCCTTACTTTACAGTATGCTGCGACAACTGGTTTGTCCGGGTCATCGACTTGGTGCTCACATATGATAGCGACCGCACTCTTCCCAACAGTTGTGAAGTCATCCACCATTCTTTCAATGGCAAGCCTTTGCCCATAAGGGACAGCGGCGCCACGGTGTTTAACTTCAAGGATTATGTATTCACAATTACGCAGCTCAATCAACCCGTCGATGTCGGTCGGGTAGATACCGCCCTCAAGCTCCAGGCCTTTGAAGTCGATAAGCTGACGCATCTTTTTGGGGTTTCGTATTTTGCTTTTCATAGCCTCACTCTTTGTGCGGCATCTTACCGCAGGACTTTTTCTCCTTGCAGAAGCCCATGTACTCGCACTTTGGCATGAAGTAGTGGTCAACCAGGTACGCCCACTCTTCCGAATACGCACGGAGAGCATTGCACACATCGTCAAACAGCTTTCGATACTCATGATAAGCACGAGAACACATCCGCTGGTGGGACATATCCATAAGGTTTCTGGCGTTGTGCTTGCACACGATACGAATGGTCATTCCCAGCGGCAGCAGCAGTGCCGTGTCCTCACGGGGGACGCCAAACGCATCCAGTGCCGTAAGCGCATTTTGGAGAATTGTCATGACCTTCTTGTATCCGGCTGACGCCGCCTTGTCCTTTTCGATGCTGGGAGGTACGACATAATCAAAGCCGTGCTCATAGTCGATATATCTTGTGCTTGCCTGCAATCTCGTAGGCGAACCGCCAATGTGGGTGTACCACTCACGAATGACCCGTGCAGAGTACCCATCGAGAATCATATAGGCATCGGGGAACTCAAAAGTTCTTCCGTGCTCACTTTCAAGGCAGTCAATGCCTCGGCGGTAGTTCTTCTTCTGGTCGGAAATATCGGCGCCCCAGCAGACACCGGCCTCTGTTCCAATCATGGTGATTGGCTCTTTGCAGGTAAAGTCCTGCACAATTACCTTACCCATTGGTACCCTCCTTTTACGCCTGCTGCAGGTTCTGCTTGATGGCGAATCCATCAAGGAATTCATCCATTGCCTTGGTGTCTCCGGCAGACAGTTCCGCATCTTCTTTGGCACGATTCTTTTTTCTTCTGCCGCCACCTATGAGTCTATCGAATACGCTGTGGTTGACTTCTGCTGCATCTACATGGAAAGTAACCGTCGGGTTGTAATCCCATGTAACTGGGCGTGTCCAGTACTGCTGCCAATAGTTACCGGTCGTGGTAGTTGTGGTAGTAGTTGTTTCAAACGGATTATAGTAGACCGTATAGGGGTCTACAGCAGCAGTTGTAGCAGCGGCTTGTGCGGTGGCGACACGCATGGTCTCAGCCGCAATATTTCCAGCGTCGATAGCTGCTGCATCCAGTCTGGTAGTGCGGGTATGCGCATCAAAGCGAACAGTCATACCGGTGTCTGTGAACTGGACAGGGTCACGACTGGCAAGCCGGAATACCCGGTTCTCTTCATCGACAACAATGATGTCGTCCAACGCCATGCCCGGATGATAGGTCATCCCAAGAACCGCAGGCGAGACCATCGTGCGTTCAGTCGGCTCGTTGATAAGCGCAATACGATAGCCATAAAGGAAGCCGTAGTGGTCGCCGTCTCTGTTGGCGTGAATGTCTGTGGTGGCAAGAAGCTCTCGATAAAAATCCGCTGTCATAATGAGGACGATTTCGTCTTGCGCACAATAAGTCCTCACACGCTCTGCTTCTTGCAGGGCGTTATCAATGTATCTCTGAAATTCTGCTCTATCCATTCTCAGCTTACCTCCTCAATGGGCGACACGGTACACATGGCAACGACCTTGTCGAAGCAGTCACAGCAGAACTGGAGATGAACTTTGTCGCCGTCATGGATACTGCCATAACCGATTCTTGTATGTATTGTGAAGTTCTCCTGCCGGTCAAAGAAATCAAGTTCTTTGCCGCAGAGATTGCAGACCTGTTTGTCCTGCAAAATTTGCACCTCCATGCTTATAAAATCCATGTTTTATATGTAATCAAAAAACCTGCTGATACGCTGTCAGCGTGTAATACTCGCCATCTCTCTCATAGCCTTTGCAGTAAATGATGTCGCCCTCTTTGACAGGCTCCTTATCAAAGACTCTGTTGAAGACAGTGAACCGGCTCTCCTTGCCGCTGCCGATAGATTTCGTGAACAAGCTATACCCGAACTGCTTATTGTCACGCTTACGGTACAGCGGCTTGATATCCGTGATGTAGAGTTTGCGCCGGTCGGCTTCGTTGCCGGACACATAGCCGATGTAGCCCATAACATCATAGAAGTTGCGCACCTTGATAAGGTCGCTCAAGTCATCCATTCCTGCTGCTTTGATGACGGTTTCTGCCTCTCGCAGGATAGATGCGACATCAAGAAGCGTATAACTCTTTGCGATGCCGCCTGACTTGGTTACGCCCACCGCATATCGCTTTACGATTTCCTCCAACGGCGTTCCATCCACATCGCTTTTTCGTATCTGCTTGGCTTGTCCTTTCTTGAACATCTCGGAAAACAGACTTGTTATGCGGAGAAGTTCACGCTGATTACCAAAGTCAGAGAAGAAATCCAGCTTAATGAGGATGTCAAGCTGCCTGGAGTTAATGCTGGTCTTTTCATCCAAATCCCTGAGCAAATCCATGAAGTAGGAGTATTTATTTCTGGCAAGGTCATAGAGTTCATCGGCAAGATTGGCGCTCATATACTTGATGGAGGTGAGCCCCTTTGCAATGATTCTCTTTTCTCTGTCGAAGAAATACTCACCTCTGGACAATCCCCACTTTGGCAGTGTGACGCGGATGCCGACGCTGGTAGCGTAATTGGTAATGGCGGCGGTCTTATCCATGTTATCGCCAAAGATATTGAGTGCCGCAGTGAGGAACTCCAACGGATAGTAGTAACGAAGATACCCACAGATGTATCCAATGGAGGAGTAAGCATCGGAATGGTTCCATGAAAAGCCATAGGCGGAAGCATCCAGGATGATTTGCAAGAAAGGCTTGATGATTTTCTCACATTGTTCCGAAGTCATGTCATATTGTTCCGAACAATAGGCAACGAACCGTTCCTCAATCTCAGGAAGCAGTGTTTCTGTACCCTTCTTCTTTGCAATAGCACGGCGCACATTATCAGACTCTGCAGCAGAATAGCCGCAGAACTTGACGAGGAACTGCATGATAGTCTCCTGCATGGCGATGCGTCCAGCTTCGGGGGAAAGAAACTCATTCAGTGCATCGAAACCGTTATCGTAAAACTCGCCCTTCGCAACGCTGTCACGAAAACTGGCGCAGGCAGGGCGGAGAAGCCCATTGCCAAAGGACATCCATTTCAGCATGGAGAAGTTCGGGATTTTGGAGCGAGCCGTTTCCAGTGTGTTGTCTGACATAAACTGCCGGAGGTAGTGCTGTGCGCTGTCCGACTCCCATTGGAAGATAAGCGTTGTATCATCACGGATGCTTTTCCATACGCTCATATCTTCCATATCTGTGTTGTCGGGGGTAAGCCGCTCAATGCCGAGAGTTTTACAAGTTTCATTGATGACACCGATATTATCAAGCCCCAGGATATCCAGCTTGACATACATCAAGTCGTCCAGCTCTTTCATGTTAATCATGGAGACCGGATACTCAGATGTAGATACGCTGCAGAGGCCTACGGTCTGCTCAATGGGCAGGTCACTGATAAGCACACCGCTTGGGTGGGTTCCGATGGAAACAATAGTGCCGTTGACAATATCCACATACCGGAAAACCTCCGGATACTTTTTGCGAACTGCCTCTTCATGCGTCTCAACTTCTTTGCAGATGTGGTTGGAAACCTGAATATAGTTAATGTCCTGACGGTCTTTGTAGAGGGCACGGCACACATCTCGAACAGCTCCCTTCAACGCAATGGTGTTAAAGGTAATGATTTCTGCGGAACGGATGCTTGGCAGGTTCATCTTGTCACGAAGCAGGAACCGTTTGACTGTGTCTCTGTCCTTGCCAGAGTAGTCCGTATCAATATCTGCATTGGTCACACGGGAGGGGTTCATAAAGCGGAAGAAGTTCAACCCGAACCGCAGACTGTCCATCTGTGTAATACCAAGCAGATAGGCAATCATACTGCCGGACACAGAGCCTCTTCCGTAACCGCATTGGATACCGTTTTCATTTTCCCATTCCCGCAAATATGTTTGCAGGAGCATAAAGTCAATAGACTTTGTCGCCTTGTAGACATCAAACTCTTCTTCGACAACACGCTCCAGCTCCTCTTTGGTATGGTTCTTCAGCGCATAGGGATGCGTCTCCATAGCAGACTGGACTTTTTCTCTGAAAGTCTTTTCCGGCTCTGCGTAAATGTGAGGATACTTGGTTCCTCTATCCAGCTCAAAAGGTTCCACCATATTTGCCAGCAGGTTTGTGTTTTCAATGGCCTGCATATACTCGGCTTCCGGTAACGAACCTTGCGCTCGATAGGCTGCGACCAATTCATCATAAGTTTTGAACTTCAAGTCCCAACGCTCTTCGCCGTCGAAGAAAATGTTTTTGGATGCCTGCAGGATGCTGCGGCCTTTCTCGTGCTCTTCATTCAAAACATGAGTATCTGTTCCAGCTATCAGTGGAACAGTGAGTTCCTGACTTAACGCAAGCAGCTTTTTGTTATAGGAAATCTGTTTTTCATCCATGTGATGTCCAACTTCCAGAAAACAGCGATGCCGGTTACGAGTCAAAAAATCGAGGTACACCCGCTGTACCTGCTCGTCGCCTTTCCCAAGCACACCGCCGACACAAGCGGTAGTGACAAGGATGTTATCCGATGTGTGGAACAACTCGTCAAAGGTAATGCGGGGAGCATAGTAGAAATGGTTGTCCTTCCTACAAAAACTGTTAGACACGAGACGGTTCAATTCCAAAAAACCGCTGTAGTTTTTGGCGAGAAGAACGCAGTGATAGTTGTCTCTGATTTTTTCTGTAAGCGTTGTGGTGAGATAGCACTCAACGGCGTGGATATACTTCATCCCGGCTGCTTCAATCGCACTTTTCTTGTGCCACCACTCAAAAACAGAACCGTGTTCGGAAAAGCCCATCGCATTCATGCCGCATTCTTTGGCTTTTACGATGTACTCTCCGTATTTTGTGACCGAATCAATATTGGTAACGCCATTTGACAGGTCACTATGTAGATGATAGACGGTGTATTGCCCACTCATCGCCACGACAGCCTCCCTTCGTAGAGTTTTTTCCAAGTTTCTTGGCCTCTATCGACAGGACTGTCCTTTTCACCAAGTAAATTATCCTTATCCCAAAGATATTGCACATTGACAAACTGCTTTAACCGCTTGATATTGTGGTCGTCTCGGATGCAGACATCCTTATCAAGGGCAAAAACCACACGGCAGCCAAGTGCTGCCAGCAATTTCATCTGATTTGGGTTCAGATGCGAGGTCAAAATCGCCCCGGTATTGTGAATTCCGTAAGTATCGGCAAGTAGAACGGATTTGCAGCCCTCAAACAAGATGATTTCCCCTTTCTGGAGGATAGCATCTCTGTTTTCTGCAAGACCATAGATGGTTTTCAACTCACCCCACGACATGAAATAGGTGTATTTACGCAAACCCTTCTCTTTCCAGCGCGGGTCGAGGGTTCGCCCACCGATATTGACGATTTTTCCGTCTGGATTTCGTATTGGATAGACAAGCCGGTCGGAAAAGCTGTCATAGTACACCGAAAACTTGTCTATAGATGCACGGGAAATGCCCTCATGTTCCCAAACAGCCAACTTATCGTCTCGTTTCTCATACCGCTCCATGTAATCATCCGGCAGCACTGTTCCTTTGGCCTTTTTTGCTGTGTTATGGGGTGGCGCAAACCGTTTTGCCACCTCTGTAGCTGCAAGACGCTTTCTTGAACTTACTTTGCCATTAAATCCGCTGTATTTTTTCAGCTTTTCTACGGCTTCTGCCATACTACACTTGTCATAGTACCGAATAAATGTCAGCACATTGCCGCCGATACCGGAGGAGAAGTCAAAAAACGAATTTGTTTCTTTACGAACGGAGAAAGACGGCGTGTTTTCATCTTTAAGAGGTGACAGTGCCCAGTATTCTCCGTTTTTCTCTGTGAAATCCGTATATTGAGAAATGTAATCCAGAATATCGACTGACTCTATCAGTTCAGACAGCTCCAAACCGTTTCCTCCTTTCGCATTTTATTTAATTGTCACGATAGATTAAAATGGCGTCTGAGGAATATGCTGTTTAGCCTGTTCATAGAGAATGTGATTGCCATCAAACAGCAAGTCTATGTATTCGTCCTGTGTCATCTGCATACCGTTACGATTGACTGTGACACGCAGCTTTTTATTGCCGCATTCTGCACCGTCTGCCTCGATTTCCTCCGGTGTTTTATCGGAAATCATAGCAATGGTCGAAGCGTTTCGTGCAATCTTGGCGCTGTCGGCAAGCTTACCTGTGATAGTTGCCTGTGCCGCACCGATACCGGCAATATTCATCTCTCCGCAAATTTGGTTCTTCACCATATCCACAAAACGGCCAAGTTCCTGATAGCTATCGAAGGCATCACCCTCGCCTTTACCTTTGAAGTAGTCCACGATAAGGACATCCAACCCCTGAGTGTGCTTGACCTTGTTGACAGCGGTATAAATACTCTGCTGGTCGAACATGGGGATGTAAATATGGGTGAACTTACGAGTCTTGAGCCACTCTTTTGCCGCCAGAATCCGCTGTTCCTCTTCCTCACTGTAGTTACCGGAGGTGAGGCGCTTATACTCAATGCCTGACAGATGAGCGAGAATACGGGAGGTAAAAAGCCGTGTGTTTAACTCGCTGTCCAAATACAGCACGGCGTAATCCTGCTTAAGCAAATCCACTGCGCAATTCAGCAGCATCATACTCTTACCCTGCTTCTGTTCGGCGCCAAAGATGAACAACTCTCCACGCTCAATGGTGGCGTAATCGTTCAAAGCGGGGAACTTGAAGGGGATTCCTGCGTAACCGGCGCCCTGACGGCCTTTGATTTCCTCCCAGCATTTATCGACCACATCTTTATAGGCCGGGACATCATTGGTTGTAGAAAACTCCATCATCACATCGTCAAGCATCTTATAGATTTTCTGCTCGATGTTCTCGGCAGAAGGTTGTGTACACAGCTTTTGGCATTCCTTTAATTGCTGGTATGTATCTCTGCGAAACGCTGCGTCCATCACATTATTTACGAGAAGCTTATACTCCTCGACTGTATTTCGGCTGATGTTTTCGCTGTTTTCCATGAGCGTATAGAGCTGGTCGATGCTCAGCTCATCCGCAAAACGCCGGGTAGCCTCTTTAGCAGTCAACGCTTGGATAATATTGTATGGGTCAATGCGTTCAATACCATCTCTTGCGAGAGAACAAATCGCCTGATAGATATAGCGGTTCTCTTCGTTTGTGAAATGGTTTGGCAGCAGCTGCTCGGAGTAGTATGAAAAATCAGGATGGTGAATCAGCGTGGCGATAATACCCGCTTCGCTTTCGACCCGCGCCATATCTTCATTTGCCAGCATTTCTCATCACCTCTTCTTCATCAACTGATAGTACTCGCACTCATCCTGCATTTCGCAGAGGTGGGTACATTTGAAAAACTCACATGACGGTTTGAAATCTGATTCTTGCCGTATCTCGGAAATCATTTCTGCAAGCCATTGTTTCGCACCTTCGTAGTCCTTATCCAAGAACGGCTCTTCGATGAAGGTATCGGTGCGGAAACAGTTGAAGCAAAGCTTGCGAGGCCGAACACCGTATTCCTCCTCGACCGCAGCCGAATAGAGGTATAACTGCTTAAGGTAAGCATCCAGTTCCTCGTCCGTTTTGGTCGGTTTCTCCCGCTTGCTCCGAGGCTTCAAAACTCTGGACTTGTTATCCACCACATAGAGAGAACCATCCAGTTCTCCAAGAAAATCGATATAGCCAATGAAGGGGATTCCATCTACTTTGAAATCCACCTTCTTTTCAATGGCTACAGGGCGATACGGAAACGGATGGATGCTTCGCAAATACTGAAGACCACCGGTGAAGTAGTTCCCGAAAACCGTTTTGTTGGGCGCCCGTCCGACAACCTCTTTCTTGAAATCACGCAGGTAAATGTCTGTCAACTGACGCGGAGATTTTCCTTCCTTGAAATAGGTTTCAATCAGCTTGTGCATGAATGTGCCATAGCTTGCGAAAAACATTTCTTTGCCGTGGATATGCCGGATGTACTTCAGATAAAATCGATACGGACAATCTACAAAAGCTTTGATACGGGAGTAGCTCCAGACCATATCGTCAATGAGCGGTGTGTAATTGATTTCTCCCATAAGCCGCCACCTTTAGAAAGGCAGGCGGTTGTCGTCGATTTCGCCCTCATCAACTGTGGGCTGCGGCTCGGTACTGCTGTCACGAGGCTCCTCTCCGTCAAGCTCGAAGGAGAACATTTTGAAGTTGGTATATGTAATCTTTTTCTCCTTGTCGTACTTGGTCGTCACATCCACATCGCCGAGCTTGATGCGGTTGCCTTCTTTCAAACCGGCAGCCTTCTTTGCTGCTGCCGTTCCAATGGCAAGAACAAAACCGGAAAAATCCTGTTCATACTCGCCGGACTGTTTGTTCTTTCGACTGATGGACATACGAACCTTCGTGCTGGTGTCGCTCATCGGCGTTACTTCCCAGACCTTTGCATAAGCACCTGTGCGAAAACCCATGTGTTACTCCTCCTTGATGTTGAATGTGTCTTTGAAATCTGCCAGCAATTTACCGGCAAGAGCTGACTCTGTGATGGCGAAATAGTTACCGCCCTTTGCGTATTTGGAAACGAACTTTTTCACATCCTCTGCTTTATCCTTATTGGACTCAAGGAAGCGCTTGACTGTCTCGTCGAAACTCTGGATAATGCCTTCCGCAATCATCTTATCTTCAGCCGCCTCGGCTGCACGCTGCTTGCTGCGGAAGTTATCGGGGTCATCATCCGGCGTTGCGATATTGAAATACTTGAGAAGGAAGTATCGGCTGGAGTAAGTCAAACCGGAACCAAACGCCTGTGAAGCATCACCCTGCTGTCCAACAAGTGCCCAGCTGACATCGATACGCTCTTCGGGATTATCGTTGTTGACCCAAGACCATGTCATATCAGCGCTTACCAGAATCTCGTTGTTGTTTTCCTCGTAAAACTCGCCCTTTCCGGTCGTCTTGGTCTTCTTATATGTATAGGGTTCTACCCTCGTAGTTCCAGACTGAATGCTGGGAACCAGGGACAGATGATACTTGTCCATAAAAACCGAGATTTTGGCAAGGATTTCATCTTCGGTGACATACTTATAGCCGTAGCCACTTTTGTTTTTCCGAATGACCTCGACCTGCTTTCTGACCTTAGCAAGCTTCTGATAGATGTTGCCTGTCTGCTCTGACATAAATAACCTTCTTTCCTTTTATTCGCCGCAAAGATAAGTAGCTTCCATATCGGCAAGATGCAGCAGAACAGCGAGCTTACTTCGCTCGAAAATCTTGCCGACAAACGCATTCCCGCCCTTTACTGCTGTGTCCCAGCCGCCCATATGGGCACGGATAGCGAGGATTTCCTCCGGCTCAAGATGCATGAAGTTCTGAATAAGAATGACAGACTTGTCTGCGTGCTCTCCGCAGGGGAACTTCTCATCAATTTCATAGACCTCTTTCTTGTACCACTGGCCGGTTTCCTCATCCTTGACATTGCGAAAACCTTTCTTATAGAAGTTGACCTTGCAGATGTCGTGAAGTAGCGAGACAACAGCAACCGTCTCTGCAGGGTAGCTGTCCTGCAATCCGGTGTTTTCTAATCCCTTCTTTAAGCAGTCATACACATTCAGGGAATGCTGAAGAAGCCCACCTTCATGACAGCCGTGGAACTTTGTGGATGCTGGGGCAACGAAAAAATCAGAATCCTCCAGCCATCGCAGAAGCATATCGGAGCCATCTCTGTGTACTGTGTTATTGTACACAGAAAGGAATCTCTCCTTTAATTCGCCCATAGGAACCACTCCTTTCAAACTTGTATTTTATTTAATTGTGTTGATATATGTAAAGAGAAACCTGCTTGATGCAGGTTCTCTAATTACCAATTTCGGTTGGATTTGGGAATGGGATAAAGTTTTTCTGCCGTTGTCTTTGCATGGGACAATTTCATTTTACCGTATGTCTGCATCAAAAGCATGACTGCAATATTACGGTTCCCATCCAATTCCAAATCCTGATACTGGCTTTTCCCGTACAGGCTTCCGTTTGCGGTGCGGAATGGGAGTCTCTCTTCGCCGACATTCTGCCAGCCAAAACGGCTGGTGTAGCCATAAGTACCATCGTATTTCTTGATGAGAGACTTCTTGGCTTCCTCGTCGCAGAAAACAGGATTGTCTCGCTTAAAAGACTCGATGCGCTCCCAAACCGCATCGTACATATCGGGATTCTTTACATCCTCCATCATACGCTGCTCCAGTTCGGGGTCGGTGTGCTCTGCGATGTATGCCTTGATTAAACGGCTGCGCTCTTCGCCAACAGCTCGTTCACCAATCTCTTTGGCTGTTTCTGTAGCAAGCCAAGCACCGCCTGCAAAGATAGAAAACAAATCTCCGATACCCATTTTTTCACCGCCTTACATCAGGAAAGCCAGCTTCCAGCGCTGGTAGTCTTCCATATAGTCTTTTTCAATTTTGTTTTGTTTGTGTTCCAGCTTAACTCTTCCCTTGACAACATATGTCCGTCCGGACATGAAATCAACTGCTGCATCAGAGAAATCAACTGGGATACCAGCCCGTTCTCTTTCGTACATCCGATAGAAAAGCCCGGACATCCACACTCTGTAGAAACTTAATTGCTGTTCTGTCCTGCCCTCTTGAAGTGCAGCAGCAGAACGATGTGAGAGCATGGAGCGAATAGACATGGTTTTTGTAGTAGCCCGAACCCCACGCATAATGGTATCACCAGGAACTCTGTCACGCCGAATTTCCTTTGCGTAATTCGGGTGCTTATACAGAAAGCCGGAAAGCTCCACTGCATTACGAAACGCAGGGAGAGACTCACGATAAAGTGGCACACAATTCTCCCCGTACCGAATAGACATATCCATGAAGTCTACATCCGAAGCTGTGATGCTCAGCGTATCTTCTTCACGGATACCTGAAAACGCCATCCAGTAGTAGCAGCGGTAGAGATTGTCGATGGTCTCATCGCCCTCTGGGTCAAAGACCTCATTGAGATACCGCTGAAGGTGCAGCGGACTTGTAACCATCTGCTTCCTGACTTTATCAAGACCGACCGCTGTAATGCGAAGCATTCCATCACAGGCGCCCGGCACTTTCATGGTGATACACCACTTGACATACTCTTTCAGTATTGTGAGCGACATCCATTGACTTCTGGAGCGTAGCCCTACGATTTCATCAATCACAGGCTGGAGTTCCTCTGTGCTTTTCGTACACAAATCAGCACCCCACGCTTCTTCATGCGGCTCAAATGCGGTGAATACCGTTGTTGCCACATTGGCGGTGTTGATGCTTTGTGTATAGTTGCGGATGAAGTTTATCTTTAACCCTTCATTATACATGGCGAACCTCCCGTTAATTGTATGTAGGGTTATGCCGGAACGGCAGCATTCAAGCGGATTGCCTTATGCCAAACGGCAAGCAGCACCTCAGTATCCAGAAATGAAATAGCGGAGGTAGCGAGGAGATTTGCTGCTGCTATCTGCCGCATATAACGGTTGGACAATGTGGTGATATACTGGCCGATGCGCTCTTTCGACATACATTCGGGATTCTCGCACAGAACCATGCTATCCAAACGAAGGCCACTGTCAGCCGACTTGATAACAACATGGGTGGGCTGTCCGGCTTTCTTAATGGAACTGGTGAGGGGAAGGGCGATGATGTTGGGACTGTGTGCGTTGCCGACATTGTTCTGAAAAACAACACCGGGGCGCCAGCCATTTTGTTCGCAGCCGCTTCCTCCAAAGTTCATCAGATATACTTCCCCAATTTGAGGGACTCTCTGCTCATTATGATGAAAACCCAAGGTACTAACTCCTTCAATTCAATTATGTTGATAGTTGGAGTATAGCATAATGGTGGTTTTAAGTCAAGTCAATTATATAGACAACATAAAAAGTTTATGAGAAAATAAGGGTGTAGGTTTTCTCGGGCTCCACAGCTTTCATGTTACCGCAGCTTACCGTGAGTATAGTACCCAAAGGATTGGCATCGCTATTGATTTCGGCAAATTTTATCCGGTCGATGCACATAGTACTTGTCTCGGACTTTAGGCAAATCAGATTGGGATTTTCGCATATCAACATAATTGGGAAGGACAATCTGATTTTGCAGGGGTCTGCCACACGATACCATTCCTGATTCTCCGTGCAGAAGAGAACCTGTTGCGGTTTGTTTCGGGAACAGTATTCCTTCAGTTCCCTCACAGAAACTCTTTTTTTCATCTCGTAGTCAGAAACCTCCATTGATTTACGAGGAAGCCCATGTTATACTACAAGTGGGTCATGATGAGTGGTGTCGTTATGACCACGGCCTGTAAATCTATGGGCTGCTCGCATACTGTTTTCTTGAGTTTGTGTTCATCGGCAGTATGCAACATGGGATAGTCCGTCGAAAGGCGGACTATTCTTTTTCCTATTGACAGAAACATAAGTTTATGCTATCCTGTCAATGCAAACAGTAGTTACGGTGTTAATGCTACCACAAATAATGGGTCGTGTCAACAACCAATCTCAAATTACGGAGGATAGTCATCATGGACTTCGGCCAGCGCCTGAAAAATCTGCGTTTGGAGCGTGGATATACACAGCAGGATTTGAGTTCTGCTGTCGGAGTCTCTACCGTTGCTGTTAGGTCGTGGGAACACAACACGAAAAAGCCGAACATGGACGCTTTGATTGCGCTTGGGCGTTTTCTGAACACATCGATAGATACGCTTCTTGATATTCAGCCGAAAGGGAGCGAACAAAACTACACTTTTATACTTTCTCCCGCAGAGAAACGCTTTCTACAAGACTATCGTGAGCTTGATTCCCACGGCAAAAAAATCGTGAACACCGTATGCTCTTTGGAGAAAGAGCGTATTGACCTGGCGGTAAAACCGAAGAACCGCAGCAAGGTTATCCAGCTTGCAAATACCGAGAGAGAGCGGTATATCCCACGATATACTACACCATCCGCAGCCGGTACATCTGTCCCGCTTGACGGCGCTGACTTTGAGATGATTCTGGTGGACAACAGTGTCCCAGACGAAGCAGATTACGCCGTAAACATCCAGGGAAACAGTATGTTCCCATATATTCACGATGGCGATATGGTATATGTGAAAAAGGATGCGGAAATGGCTATCGGCGATGTTGGTATCTTCTGTGTAGATGGCGCAATGTACTGCAAGCAGTACTATGTAGATGAAAATGGGAATCTTGAGTTAGTATCCGCGAACCCAGAACTTCGTAACACGAATGTCTTTGTGTCATCGGATAGTGGCAGCTCCGTAAAGTGCTACGGAAAAGTCCTGATGGGGTTCAAGCTGGAACTGCCGGACTATTTGTTTGAGGAGTAAAAGAGCAGGGCAATCACGCCCTGCTTTTTCTTTACTGGATAGCAGACTGAATGTGGCTTTTTGCGTCGTCGATTTTTTCGAGCGCATCATTCAGACTATCCAATGCGTCTTCCATCTTTTCAAACCGTTCTGTGCTTTGCAGATTTTCAGGGTAGTTATCAACACAGTCCTGCTCCTTGTCACAAACCCTTTCTACCACAGAAGCGGCATTGCTCAACATATTGAGGGCGTCTCTGAGCTGCCCCCGTCTTCTATCATCCACTCAATTCCTCCTATGAAAGCAATTTGCATAGTGAATTAGGTCGCCTGCCATACACCAGCGATATTCATATCGAGCCGCAGAGTATCTTCTGCCGCCTTAGAAATAGAGAACGAAGTGACTTCCTGTAAAAGCTTACAGAAACCATTCTCCCTGCCATTTTCCAGAATGACCTCATCGCAGAAGATACTGATAGTCAGCACCTTGTTATCCATATTGACACTCGCGTCAATGACGGAGCAATCAATCTCTTCAAAAAGCGCATCGACTTTCTCGCAAGCTCTGCTGACCTGCTCGGTTTTTTCCGGCGAGACAACAAAAGCCGCACCGAACTCTTTGGAGGCATCCTCAATCAAGCCATGCACCGTGTCAAAACAACCTTTGTATTCCATATTGTCCGCCCCCTTATTCGATTGGTGTTGTGATACCATGAAAGGTAAATGTCAGCCGAATCCTGTTTTTTGTCAGAGGATAGACCTCTGTATTGCTGGCAAACTCAGCGGCCCTGGCAAACCACTCCGGATTATCAAAGTCCAACTTCTTTGCCTCGATAGAGACACTGCCCATTGTCTTGAACGGCTCACACAACTTATATGAAAGAACGGCATCCGTTCCTTTTGCGAAGTGCTTAAGCACCGAATATACAAACTTCATCTGCTGATGCTTGGGAAGATTGATGATGGTTGTCTTCATCTCATCATTCATCACCTCATCATAAATAGCATCAACGAAACTGTCGAACGCCGTTTCAATGTCAGCATCAAGCGCATACTGCAAATCCAAATTGTTATCCATAAAGACCACTCCTTCCAATATCTATTATACCATACACAGTCAACTGCAGAGCTGACAGGTGATTTCCACCTCGCCAACTGCGTTCTCTCCGAGAATTTGCAGCAGAGAGTTCGCAATCATGTCTGCGTTGATTTTTCCACTAAAAGAAAGAGAGACCTTTTTCATGGACATGGTTTCGTTCTTGTCAGGCGTTAAGGCGTGAGGCTCCACCAGCTTAGCAGGAGTTGGTGCAGGCGTTACCTCGCCCTTCAAAAAACTACCCCACGCTTCTCGCTGTTCGGCATTCATGGAATGCCCTACGGGGAACTTTACCGCAAGGCCATTTGCTTGAATAAATCTGCGTATGGTAAGCGGCTGTACATGAAACATAGCTGCCAGACTGGTTGCGTTTGCCCCGTAAACAACCAGCAGGTGGTTGAGATATTCCTCCTGCGTCGGCTTGGAAACCTCCTTAAAAATCTCCCAGGAAGTAGGTCGGTTCAAGTTGATAGACAATGTTTTCCCATTCCTTTCTTTCCACTGCTTTTTCGTCAAGCTATCTGACGGAAGAGAACACTTCCGACTTTTGCTGCCACGCTTGCGATGACGAGCCTGTTGAGCCAGCTGCTTCTTTTGCCAGCAATCATAAGTGAAGTCATCCACCGTGTTCCTCCATCCTTTGATATACGCGGAATTTCTCTTCCAATTCTGTCGGCGACCGCGCTTTTCCAAGCTTGCGAAAGTTACCATCTACCAGTTCATACAAGAAATAGAAGTCGCGGCTGTCTTTACTTGTAAGAATAAAGCGCAGTTCGTGATGGCTGTCATAGTATCCCACCCACACTCGCTCACCCTTCGGATATTTAGGTTCGCTCAATAAGTTTCACCGCCTTTCGCAGCAAAACATCGTGTTCGTTGGGAAGCGTATCAAGAATAACTTCCTCCAGCAACTCATGGAGAATGACTCCGATTTGTTTCCCCTGCGGCACACCGAGGGAGATAATATCTTTTCCGTTGATTGCCAGGTCTTTTAAGGAAAAGCATTTTTCCTGTTCAAGTATCTCTGTCATCAGCACGCCAAGTGCCACGCACCGCTCGATTCTTGACTCCTGTGTACCTTCTGCATGGGCTTTGATATCCGCCATCCTGACATCCAGCAGCTGAGAAAATCTGCGCTCACCGATTTTGCAGAGCCACCGGCGAACTGTTTTCGTTGTTGGTTCAATGACGGTATCATGGTACAAAACAAGGTCAAGCACTTCCTGTTTTGTTGCGGTGTCGAAGCGCAACCGTTCCAGAACAACTTTGGAAATATCATAACTATAGTTTCCGTGCCCGTGAAAATGGCCGCCATTCTCATCCTCGGTATAACAGCAAGGCTTTCCGATGTCGTGTAGTAACAGTGCTACCTTAACGGCGATATCCTTGCCTGTATAGTTGGAGACTGCATGAGCGATGTGGTCATAGATGGTGTACTGGTGGTATTTGTTGTTCTGGTTAAAACCGATACACGGTTTCATTTCTGGGATGATGGTTGCAATCACATCAGAATAATCCAGCAGAACAGGGAGAACTCCGTTTCCGAGAAGAAGCTTGCAAAGTTCGCTGTGGATTCTTTCCGCAGCAATATTCGTAAGCCGCCATGCGTTATCATGAATGGCCTGCGCTGTATCCTTCTCAATTGAAAACCCATAGACAGAAGCAAACCGCAATGCACGCAGAATGCGAAGCGCGTCTTCACCGAATCGGTCATTCGGATTTCCAACGCAGCGAATGATGCCATTCTTCAAATCGTCTACACCGTGAAAGGGGTCAATAAGACCAGCGCTGTTATACGCCATCGCATTGATGGTAAAGTCTCTGCGGGACAAATCCTGATAAATACTTTCTGTGAATGTGACAGAATCAGGGCGGCGATTATCTGAGTAATCCCCGTCAATGCGGAAGGTTGTAATTTCGTATTTGCCCGCTCGCTCCATGTCCGCTGTAACGGTACCATGCTTCAGCCCTGTATCAATCGCCCGGATACTACAACGGTTGAGATGCTCTTTAACCTCCTGCGGCGTAGCGGAGGTGCAGATATCCCAATCCTTTGGCTCTCTGCCAAGCAGACTGTCTCGAACGCAGCCGCCAACGACATAAGCCTCATGATTTTCATAGCGAAGCCCAAGAATAATCGCCTTTGCGCCCTTTGGAATAGAAATCTTATACATCAAGAGACCTCCTGTTCACGCTGACCACAAACTCCTCAACGCGCTTCATATCAGGATGCTCCGGCAGGTTTGTGTTCCGCTTCGCATAATCAAGACGCTTTTCAAAATCTGAAACCATCTCGAAAAACTCTGGACGGTAGGTGCCATCCTCCAGTTGATATTCTCCTCTGCGGATACTCATAAGAAGAGGCAGGTCGGCGCCACGATAAGTGATGATGTCACCTTTCTCAAGGATATCCAGACACATCAGATACAGGCGGATGAGATGCATGGCGTGCTTGTTGAGATGATTGTCATCCTTCTTATGGTTTCTGTGGTTCAGCTTTTCATAGGTTCCGACAACATTGGTCAAGTCGTTTAGAATGCTGTTGAACTCACGCACCGGATACTTTGTAAGATGAATGTCTGCAAAAATCTCTCTGTCCAAATCCTCGCGTGAGCTCTCAGCCGTGTAAAGAGTGATGCCACCATTCTCAAAGACCCGATACCTGCTTTCAAACGCCTTGACTGCGCTCTTCATAGAGTTTAGGATGTGCTCTTCTTTCCGTGCTTGCGGAAGTTTGTCTCTGGCGAGAGCATTTTCCAGCCGCCGCAGTTGCTGGTTAGCATATCCTCCAAAGGAGTTTACCGCTCGCTTGGAAAGGAACAGCTTTCTGTTCTCAATCATTTCTCGCCCAATGTCAGTGCAAACCATGTACTGCTCCGGACGGCAACCCAGCATCTCAATCGTATTGGGATTGCAGTTCAGAAGCAAACTTACAAGCTTATTGAATGAGTAAACTGTGGTATCCGTTCCTGTATGAACGACCTGCTCGAAGTTAGATAGTCCCAGCAAATCGGAACGGCTGTTTAAGGCACAACCACGGATATCCACATCAGAGGTTTCAACATTTGTACCGTAGGAGTAACTGCCGCCCAGCGTGAGAAAAATGATTTTGCCTTTCAGATGTTCATTGCTTCTGAGAAATTCATACGCAGGGCTTTGCAGCATCTCTCTGATTTGTTCTGTGGTCATGTTATCCCTCCTCGTTAAACATTCAGGGCAAGAGTATCATATAAAGTAAGAATCCCGCCAACAACAACGAACTCATATGTGTGGTAGGCCGCACCGGGAAGAACGCCATAGTTACTGCTCTCGTCAAATACATTGAAGACCTGGCATCGCTCGTCATGTGATAATTCGAGAAACTCTCTGCACTCTTCTTCCGAATCGAAGGAATACAGTGTAGCTTTTGTTGCCGACTCATCGAAGCCAATATAGTTTGACACATACAGTTTCTTCACTTTCCCACCCCACTTGCCAATATTTCAATGCACGACGCGATGATATTCGCCGCATCAACTATTTCGTCTGCTGTATTCATTCTGGAAAATGAAATTCGGATAGAACTTCTTGCTTCATCTGGTGTTAGTCCCATCGCTATCAATACATGACTTGGTTCAGCCTCATGACTGCGGCAGGCGGAACCGGCTGAAATACAAATGCTCTTTCCGTCAAGCATCAAGAGCAAAGTCTGTCCGTCAATGCCACGCAGGCACAGATTTAATGTTTTCCCTGGACTGAGAACAGACGACCCATTGGTATGCACAATCTCTGCGCACCCATTCTTTTTGAGAGCATCTGTCAGTGCCATATAAAAACGCTGTTTAAGCGTAGAAACCCAAATACAATCCTCATGAAGACTCTTGGTGGATATTTCGCAGGCCATACCAAAACCTACAATACCGGCAACATTTTCTGTTCCGCCACGAAGTCCAAATTCCTGCTCCGCACCGCCGAAGATGATGGGTGCCAACATACTTTTTTCTTTGGCGAATAGTGCTCCGACACCTTTTGGCCCGTGAATTTTATGAGAAGAAATAGAGAGAAAATCGCACCCGATTTTTTCCACATCGATGGGATGGCAACCGGCAGCCTGAACGCAATCTGTATGGAACAGGATGCCACGCTTCATGCAAATCGTGCCGATTTCTTCAATCGGATTGACGGCGCCGGTTTCATTATTGACATACATAACAGATACCAGCCCTGTCTTGGGGGTAATAGCATCTTCTACGCTCTGCGCAAACACTTTTCCGTCGCTATGTGCAGGCAGATATTCAATATAAAACTCGTCTTTTATAAGCGAATGAGCCGCTTTCAGAACGGAATCGTGTTCAATGGCAGAAACCAGAATATGCGTCTTTCCGATACTTTTAAGATATTCCTTTAAGCCCTGAAACACAAGACTATTTGCTTCGCTGCCGCCAGAAGTGAAGAGAATCTGCTCCGGCTTGGCATTAAGGAACTCAGCTACCTGAGCTCGTGCCTGTTTCACGGCTTCGCCTGCACTGCGTCCAAACTTATAGAGTGTACCAGCATTACCGTACTGAGTAGTCAGATACGGCATCATGGCATCCAATACACGCTTGTCTATCTGCGTGGTGGCCGCATTGTCCAGATAAATCATGTGCGCCACGCTCCTTTCTTTTCTGTGTTGCATTGATACAGCCCATCAAGCAGCTGCAAAACTACTGTGAGGCAGGCGGTTCCGCCGCTTCATTTTTGTAAACAGCTTCAAGCCGCAGGATTTCATCCAGTGTTCGCGGGGTGTAATCCATCCACGGCATCATCGAGCCGACATTATACATAAGGCATGGGTGCCCGTATAATTCCTGCATCAGGAAGCGGTCATGCTCCATCATGTTCCACTCAAAAGAGTTATGAACATGACCGTACAGATGATACCAGCCGTAATAGTGGTTCTTAAAACACGGGATTGGGTAATGACAGAGGACAACCTTACGGTCAGAGTCCTCAACCTCCAGATACTCCGTGACCTTGACGAATTTTTTGAGAAACCGCCCATCGCTGCAGCGGTCATGATTACCCTTAATCAGAAATACCTGTCCGTTCAACTGATTGAGGACAGAAATCGCTTCCTGCATATTGCACCAGAACATATCGCCAAGAACATAGACGGTGTCACCCGGATGAACGGCGGCGTTCCATCGCTCAACAAGTGCAGCGTTCATGTCCTCAACTGTTTTGAAAGGACGATTATCGAACGCCAGAATGTTATTATGGCCGTAATGCCAATCGGAGATATATAGTTTTCTGTTAGCTGCTTGCTGCTCGGACACCGTTTAACACCTCGATTCTATCTGCTGCTTGGAGCAGCACATTTTTAGGAATGCGGCAGTCATCACCCATCTGCCCATTAGGTTGGGTGCTGCCGTGCAGCCGAAGCTTTTCTACGAGACCCTTGTCAGGAAACTCATAGCGTTTCAGATACTCCGGTTTGCTGGCTGGGCATTCATAGCATGAACGGTTTTCATATACACCACAGCCGCCGCTTTTATAACACTTCATAAAGTCCTCCTTAGAACGGCAGCTGAACACCGGGGTCTGCATCAAAAATCAGTTTCCTGACGGCGGCGGCAAACTCTTCCTCGTCGATTGCCTGAATATCATCGTAACGCAGGCGTTCAATCAGTTCATGAACCGCTTTTGTAATGGCGGTCTCGACAATGATTTCCAAACGGTCAATGCGTTCATTGGCGCTTCCCACCATTCCCTGCATGATATTGTGGTATGCTGCAAGCTCTCGTTTGGATTCCCTGTTTTTCTCCATCAGTTCGTGAAGCATGATTTCCTGCTGCTGGACTTTCTCTTCCATTGTCATAGCCGTCGCTCCACATACTCTCTGTCTTGTGTAAAGACAGGCGGTTCACGGTCAACGACCCAACGGCTTCTGGAAACCTCCACAGTCGCATCCCCGTTTAATACAGAGACGGCCTCTGTTATCCTTGTTTTGATGCAACAGGAGCCACGCTTGCAATCCGTGGGGAAATCATTCCAGTTGATATTGCGTTCTTTCCAAAGCATATCTTGGATTTTGTTGCAGTTCTTCCCGTGCAGCTCTCGCTGACTGAAATTCGCTTGTCCAACAGCTTCTATGCTGTTCCGTGTGGCATCCTGCTGACGCCAAATCAGACAGTTGCAGACCTCGTCCAGAGGAACGGTGAAAGCTCTGGCATCGAACATGGCAGTTTGGAACTTGCGGCGATAAACGGAAAGGTCGATGCCGCTGTCTTCTTTTTCCGTCTGCTCGGCAAACGCCTTATTGAACGCCAGCGTCGCCATTGATGCGGCAATGCTGCACATCTTCTGGACATTATAGCCGAACCATGCATCTGTACGAATAGAGGCGTAATCGGTCAAAACCAATGTGATTTCATCAGACTGCGTGTATCCGAAGACGCAGCCCTGAATGTTGGCACACAGGAAACGCATGGTTTCCTGCATGGCAGACATAAGAACACGGTCGAAAGGCTTTCTCATTCCCTTTGTAAAGGTGTGAAAAGCCTTGCCGTCAATACGGATGATGACAGGAACACGACGGGTCAGGTAATTGCGTGAAACATACTCATACCGTTTCATCCTGTCGCCCAGCGAATCGCGTTGATTTCCCATAAGCGTACCCTCCTGTAAATGTAGTTTGAAAATTGCTTGACATCACGGCCATTTGGTCGTATGATATAAGAAAAGCACGACCAATCGGTCGTGCTGAAAGGAGATATGATTATGATAGATTTTGATATGAACTTTCAAGACACCTATAAAACTCCCAGTGAAGACCTGTTGAGCAATGGTGAGCAGTGGTTCTTCCTTGAAACCGAAAAGGATATTTTGAAGAATCGGCGGGAGGAACTCGGGATGACCCAGCAGCAGGTGGCAGATGCTGCACACATTCAAGTTCGCCAATATCAGAGACTGGAAAACGGAGAGCGCAACATAAGCGGTGCCAGTATGAGGATTGGATTATCTGTGTGTGCCGTTTTGAAGCTTGACCCCTACCGCTTTATGCCAGAGTTCCGTTGGAACAAAGACTAAGCGTTTCCAAAAGTGCTTTCTGAGGAGCGAACTCCCGATAAAGTTCAATCTCTTTTGTGAGCCGTGCCATAACGGCATCTTCTTTTGCATCGTACCTGCCGAGGTAAATCTTCTTACTGTTATAGGTAATACTGGCGACCCATTTTTCTCTTTGCTTATCAAAGAAAACGCCGGAAACGCCAGATGTGTTGGTGATATAGAGGCTGCGGTTCCTGTCGTTCTCTGACCGCTGGCAACAGCGCAGATTCTCTTTTCGATTATCGGCCTTGTTTTTGTTGATGTGGTCAACAAACTGGCCTGGCTTTGCGTGCATAACCAGCCGGTGAAAGCGGACAAACCGCCGTACACCGCAGTAAAAGTAGCTGCTGACAAGATAACCGTCTTTGTCGCAGTACCAACTGTCTCGGCCTTTGATAATTGGGAGGTCATCCAGGTCAAAGAGGAACTCGGCAACGCCTATATGCAGAATTCCGTATGTATTGAGAAGCTCGACTGTCATGAATACATAAGGTCATGAACGGCCACACCAAAGGTTTCCTCGAACCAATGCCAGATATCCTCACGGTGTGTGCCTTTTGGGAACCCGCACCAGGCAACTTCGATACATTCGGTTTCTGGATTCATCGGCACATCGCCGAACTCCTCCCACAGTTCCGTGTATGTTTTGCCCTGAAAGGTTCTCATGATGGTAACGCCGTCCATACTCTCAACAGCGGAGTCAAAGAAGTTATCGAAGTCTTCCAGCTCCCCGTTGAGATGCCATCCTGCGATTTTCAGTCCCGTTCCGTACAGGTCGTGCCAATACTCAAAGAATTTTTTGTAATCAGGCATTTGAAATTACCTCCGTTTCTATACCGCTTTCCGTATCGGTCGTTTTTCTAAAGTCCCAAACCGATATGCATCAACATTGTTCGCCAATCCGACACTTGCGAGCATTGCTTGCAATGCGAGCAAGAAAAAGTTGACTGCCCGCGAAGCGGGCTTGTCGGATTGCGAACATAAGTGGCGAACTCTTACTTTTGCCTTTGGCGAAAAGCTGCTGAAAGTGAATATGTATAACAGCAAATCTACAAAGCGGTTGGTCGTTATGCTTTATCTGCGGGGAATAGTTTGCCATCATGTAGGCAGTCCCTGGCTTTCTGGCTCATTTCGACGAGGCTGTCCACCAGTTTCTTCAATCCGTCTACGGTACTTTCACCATCGTAGTCGCAGCCGATAGCCCAGATATCAAAAAGCCATTCATCGGCGCAGTCAGGTTCGCACATCTTACAGCCAGTTGTTTCGTCTGTCCAAGTTCTCACAGCTGTTCCTCCAACTCAAATCCCTTGTGACAAAATCCAGTTACATCGGAGATATAGTCAGAGATGGCTTCCTCATCTTCGATGTCATTGGGAATCGTGATTTCGTTTGGCAACTCAACGCCGTCGTCATCCTCCGGGTCAATATCCCACTGAATGTTGACCGCCTTTCTCTGCGGGCATTCCACTTCGCGCCACTCTCCCTCGCACGCCCAGATTTCCGAACCGAAACCACGGTCAAACTCCCATTCGTTAAATAGCTCTGAGATGGGGGTGGAGATGCGGTCGCTGTCTTCGGGGTCATCATACTGAAACTCTGTCAACCCACGCATCAAGTCCTGTAAGGAATAACCGTGGTCAATCATCCATTGAAGTTGGTACTTCTGGTAATCGGTCATATCGAAAATCTCACACTCCTCTTAGCGCGTCGAGAACTGCCTGCGGAACAACCCGCTTAATTTCCTCGTGAATTGCATTCATCACGACTGCGCCCTTTAAGTACTTCTCAACTTCGGTCTGGGCAAACTGCTTCGTTTTATCTTTACACTCAGCCACCGCCGCCTGTACGGTTCCCTGAATCAAATCCAGCATCTCCTTGTGCGACATCTGCTCTTTGATGTAAGACTGGACTTCTGCCTTCACCAGTTTGTCGGTCATCGGCTCAGTGTATCTGCTCTCGTAAAGACGCCTTGCCCACACTTTGGCGGTATCAGCAACGCATTCCTCGACTTCGTTCTGAAATGCTTCTCGTGCGATTGTCTTTGCGTAAGCACGCATAGCTTTGATAACCTCCTGTTCAAAGAGGTCTCCGTTTGTAAATTCCAAATCGATTGTTGCTCTGTGCTTCATGAAACCCGCTCCTTTCTTACATCAGCTTAATCCATCAACAAAATCCCATTCGGCATTGTATCGGAACTCAGTACTCAGAATTCCGTCCAACAGTTCGTCGATGTACTCCTCATCATCCCGGTCTGTCGGGATGGGAATAATCATCTCAAACTCCGGAGCAAAGCAGGATGGCTTTACCCGAATTGTTCTTTTCTCCATGTCAGGAACCTCCTTATCGCATATCGGGCAGTACCCGGCAATTCCATTGGAAGGGATGTTTATATGGTGCCCACATCTTGGGCAATGGACGATGCCGCTCATACACATCGACCTTTCATAAATCGTTTCCCGCACAGTGGGCAGTTGCGTATCTCAATGATATCTTGAGTCGTGAAACTGCCATCGTCGTCAAGCACTCTCACCCTCAACATTCCCTGCCTGTTTACAGCCATCTCAATGCCGCTGTATTCAACGGCTTGGTTCATTGGAACAAAATCATTTGTCCCAGACTCACAGTATGGACATCTCATAGAATTAACCTTTCATATTAACGCAGTAACACTGACACTTTGTGTTCCAGCAATCTGTACTGCAATGAGGAGTGCCTTTCCGTGAATAGTCCTTTGGCGCAATGATGCTTAGGATGATTTCCATTTCGTTCGGGCAAGAACCCATGTAGAGCATCTTTTCTTCAACTTCCTTTGCAATTTTTCTGCGATACCACATTAAAAACATATCAAGTTCCTAATCCTCTTCCTCGTCAAAACCCTCTTCGTCATCATCTTCGATTTGAGAATCGTCAACCAACTGCTCGTCCCAATCGACCTCAATGTCAGACACAATGGTATCAATTCTCTTGAAACCATACTTCTCGCAGAACTCTTGAGGAACACTCATAGCAAAATCAGCCCAGTTGAAATAGGAACAGTTGTACTTGTAAGTTCTCTTACCATCTGGGGTTTTGCAATAGTCGGTTGACGCTTTGCAGACAGCGTCTTTCAAATCAAACTCCGCATTCGGGACATCAAACTGAAGTGAAAGAACGCGAACATCTAAGCCGTCACGCTCTATCGCCACCACTGTTCGCAACATACTGTGTACCTCCTTATAAAATCAGCCTTTCATCCAATAGTTAAGTTTCAGTTTCTTCATGTCAGCCGTTTACCTCGTTTACCAGCGATTCCAGCATATCTTTTAGCTCAGTGTCGTCTGGCATAATGACATCGTAGTTGAACGGGAAAAGGCGCTTAACGCCAAGAACCTGTTCCTTATTGGAATAGACAACCTCGGTCACCGAAACCATACACATTTCCATGTACTTCTTTGTAAGCTCGTCTTTTGTATCGCCAACTACTTTGAACCAATAGTCTTCATACTCATCATCCATATGGTCAAAGACGAAATCTTCTCTTTTCATAAAATTTTCTCTCCATACTGTTACCCGATTCCTACCGCACTAAGCTCCATTGAAACAACATTATCATCGTTCCCAAATTCGACATTTTCACTTGTCCCGCCAAATAACAATAGTCCGTCCACCTCTATAAAGCCATGCGGATTCCATTTAATTGATTGTGCAACACCCACGACTTTTTCTGTCCCTTGTTCATCATACTGAATAATTGGTAAGTTTGAAGCAGTTTCACAGGCTTCACGAATGGCAGGGATTGAATAGGAAACATGGTTATCATCGCAAAAACAGTTGTTTTTGTCCGCATATACAGGGATTTCAACATGAATCCGAATATTTCCACACCTCATATAATCACCACCCTTACCACCGTTTTTTGTCTTGATATCGGTTTGGCGGAGGCAAAGAAAGCTGTTCCTCGTCGTCACGAAGTTCAACCGAGAATATGTTTGTATAATCCACATCATCCTTGTTTGCATAGACGAGAACTTCAAATTTACCAGGGTTCCAATTAACAATGAGATTATCGTCAATGGAGTATGCGTTCCTAATAACAACTAAGTCCTGGTGCCAAATTCCGTCCGGAGTCTCGATGCCAACATAGATTTCATTCTGATATTCCGGGTCAATATTCCGCTCTGCAACCAACTTCAATCCTTTAGGCAACTCAATGGTAATACGATTATCGCCACTCTTCATCAGAATCCCTCCGTAATCATCTCCAACATTTTGTCAGGGGAGATATCAAGAAGCTCGGCACCGACAGTCAAGAGCAAGTCGGTGGTTGCCTCATCGCCCTTGTTGCAGAGATAAAAAGATTGAATTACATTGGCGACATCCTCTGGGAAAAGCATTGTGTTCATAGCGACCTACACTTTCTTACAGCAACTTTCGCATAACTCCAGCGTCTGCCTGCCAATCGTTGCTTCGTAGCGAACGCTATCTGCATACAATGGGGCGCCGCAATTATCACACCTACCAACAAAAGTAGGACGGAAAAAGAGATAATCACGGACACGACACTCTCTTCTTCTTTGCTCAGAGCAGGAGTCATGGTTTTGACACATAGTACATTTACGCATTTGGGAGCACCTCAAAACAAAGCGTGAATAATTGCACGCAGCGTTCGCTTCCAGCGGCCATTACGGTATTCATACCCGTTGACATACAGTCTATTGCCTACCTGCGACAGGCTCACGCTTGATTTCGCACCTGGAATCGGAGGCAGGGGAGACCCGTTTACAAAAACCTTGTTCCCGATGATGTTTACATTCATAAAGGCACCCTCCTGATTAACCGCAACCGTAGTCATAGATGTCATCATCAATCAGTGTCTCTACCTGCTCCCTTGTCATGTCGCAGAGACGGAGGACGGCTTTGATAACGCGCTCATGGACTTCCGCAATGCTTGATGGCTCATTTTCTGTCCGCTCCCACGGGTAAGAAGGCGGATAATAGAAGTAAGATTCCCCGTTGCCGTTGTCACCGTATGTCAGGGAATCCGTATCGTCACAAAAAGTAAAGACATCCGCAAGATTCTCAAAAGGTTCGCCATAAAGGTAGTCATCAATGTCAAACCCATCCTCCGAGATTTCTTCACTGGGCAGTTGCTCCTTCAAAAGCTGGATACACTTCTGCGGATTCAGAAAAGGGCGCAGCTGATTGGCACGAATCCCGACGCCCTCACAAATCCAGTAGCTCATACTCATTTTGGATACCTCCACTTCAATTATCTTCATTGTTGCAAAAGTGACTCCGCTCCCGGCCTCACCACACGCCTTTACGCTGTGCCATATTCCCACCACAGCATGACCTCTTGTGCCACGCGGTAGTCCTTTCAGCCTTTCTATCGGGAAGCAGGGGGATTAGTGTTTCCCGTCTCAGTTTACCAAAGTATTATGTGCGGCTATGGCTTGTGCGCAGCTTCCGCAACGCCTTCGGTGGTGCAACGCCACCTAACCGCTATTTCTTTTACGCCCGGTCACAATATGTGTACCACTTTGGATTCCGACCGCCACTTACAGCCGTGATATGTTATCTCAATCGGGCAAGGTGGTTAATACCAGAGATGGAAACACCACTTGGAAAACAGGCGCAGTGCCTCGGTTCGGCACCGCTCCAGCTCTACACGAACCGACTCCCATTTTTCCGGGTCGTACTCACCATCTTCATAGTAGCGTTTCTGATGCAGCCGTTGATACACATGGTCTTCATCACAGTTCTCAAAGTAGAAAATCATTTCCTTGATGACTGCATTTGTTTCTTCCTCGTCGAGCTGCTTATCTGCTTCGGCATCATAGAACAGACCAACATTGTTCTTCAGAAACTCTGCAAGAAGAACAGGCATCTTAGCGGTGAAGTTGTACCCAAGCTCAAAGACATCGGTGAAATCATAGCCACGCCATGCACGCTGCCATGCATACCGCAGCTGCCACCAAAACTCTCTTAGCTTGTAGCGCAGAGAAGCGCCCTTTGTCCGCTCAAGGAAACCATTCAAACCGAATTTTGTCACGACCGCACCTCTTCCATAATTTGCTGGACTACTTCTGCCCATTCAGGGCTTCCGTTATACCGGACACAAACACCCTCAACGGTTTCGCCGTTATAATATTTGCCGTCCGGACTGAGATAATGCTTGGCGAGATATGCTGCGACTGTGTCGATGCACTCTTCCGTACTTGAGAATTCCATCTGACCGAAACCCATGATGTTATTGCGTCGGAACTGATAGCGCCCCCATCCACTTTCCAGCGCCGCAACAGCAGCAAGGAAATCTGCACGAATCCCATGCTTAACCTCAGCATCAATGAATACTTGCTCCAATCCAATCAGGTTATGGCGAAGGTGTAAGTCTTCTGCCGCTAATCCTGACGGAGAGGTCAGCAAACCGTCATCAACCTCGACAGTCTCCGGCTCGGCCTCAAGGCTCATCTCTGGAAGACTCTCCGTGGACAGCACGGTTGTTGTAGTCATCGGTTCAACCGGCTGCCGTTCATCTACTTTTACTTGTGCATCAATCGGTGTAGCAAGTGTAATTACTACAACCAAGAGCAACATAAAAATCGGCGGAATCATCCGCTTCATTCAATCCCTCCTGTCAGTGCTCGTTAAATACCACCTGTTCTCCTGTGTGCAAAGACCAGCAGCCACCAGATGTGCAGGCACATTCCGTGCAGTTGCCGCCACATTCTTTTGCGTCTGACCTTGCCGTGGTCGTTCCGTCCTTATATCGAACATGAGCCTCCGGCAGTTGGAAGGGGTTGTCCATTCGGAGTCCTCTCCATGCGCTGAAAATCATATGTAGGTTTGCCGGTAACGGGATACCGGAAGCCAGAACTCCGTTGACGATTTCATACTTCTTTGTGAAGCATAGAATCTCACAATGAGAATTGCGCTTAGCAATCTCCATCATGATGTGGAAGTAGGTGGTATTTGGAATATCGCCAGAAACATGAAAGCGGAAGAATCGAGACAACATGATTGTCGCCTCGACCTCCCGCCAATACACTTCTGGTTCTGTTTCTAAGATTTGCAGATTGTTCCGATAAGCTGCCGCCACACTGGGGCGACGACGCTCTATGCGTCTTGCGTAACACTTCCTGCTGCAATCACACTCCCGGCAGGTCAAACCGGACGGAAGTGACACGCTCTGGATACTGCCGAGCTTTTCGTTTCCTCGGCTGATACTAACTTTCAAAAGTGAACCGCCCCCTTATGTCATCGAATCTTTTCTTTGGGCAGAATCCTCAAATTATGCCAAAGAAAAAGAGCCGAACAAGTCGGCTCTTGGGAATTAGATATAAGCTACGCTCAAAGTTCCACGATGCTCACGGCGCAAAAGTGTCAGCAGTCTATCTGGGTCTGTATTCGTCAAGAGTTTATACCACGCTGAATGAAAAAACTTTTCCAACTCTTTCTGCAGCGATTCGTTATTATCCTTTAGCGCGGTACGATAATCATCCGCAGCAACACAAACAATGGCGTTTGCCAAGCTCTGATATGGGTCTGCTCCATCGTGCTGCAAGCGCATCCTGCTTTCGGAAGAGTCCCATTCCTCACGGCTTGTCATGGCTGTTGCGCTCTTTGCGCCACGAGGGATACAACCACAGGATTTTGTCTTACCAGACTTGAGGTAGCGCCCCTCGGCGATATATGTATTGCCGCACTTACATTCACAAAGCCACCGTGGCTGACGATTGTGATTGTTTTTGACACGGCGAATGACCTTCAGATTTCCAAAAGTCTCGCCTGTCAAGTCGATAGATACTCCGCTCATGGTTCACATCTCCTTTCGCAGATGTACGGGTCAATCCTTTTCTGCCAACAGGAAGTCAGGATTGATGACCTTGAAGCTGATGTTGCTTTTGACATTTCTCATGACAACGCCCTCGCGCTTCTGACCGTTACGAACCACAGAGTATCCTTTGGAATACTCCACCAGCTCTGCGATGGTATCCGGCAGCGTTTTGCCCTCTTCAACAATGGGAACGGAGCAAATGCCGTAAGGCGCCAGCAGCTCCTTGATTTCCGCAGTCGTGCATTTGCGGTCAGGGAAAATCAGGTTGAACGCAAACAATTCATAGCCGCTGATGTGGTACTTGTTGCCCTGAATCTGGTTGCCGCAAATCTCACCCTGTAAAACGATGGTTTCATAATCACCGATGAGCTGCCGCAGCACATTTTCGATGTTGTACTTCTTGGCAACTGTCCAGTAGGAACTGTTGTCCGGTGTACCGAGATAGATATTGCGGCTGCACACGCCGAACTCATACTTGCGTCTGGAAACCTTACGCAGATAGTAAGTCGCTGACTGACCGTCCATCTTCTCCGTGACGGAAAACGCTGTTCCCTTGTTACGCTCTGCCTCAAAAAGCGCAGTAAGGTTCTGGATGCGAATCTCATCGGTCTTAACAATCCAATCAGGGAAACCACCCTTGCGCTTGGACTTCATGAACAGCTTACGATACCACTTGAAGCGCATAAGGAATCGCACCAGTGCGCTCTTGGGTTTGGCGGGTTGCTTGGTCAGCAGCTGCGCTTCCTGCTGTGCTTCCGGGTCATACTTCTTGACACCCAAGATATCGGTCACATCGGCGCCCAAATCAACGGGGGCGCCGTTCGGCAGAATGGACAGCGGAAGAACCAAGCCCTGACTGACCTGACCACGAAGCTTAATGGTGCGAACACGGAACTTACGGTCACGCAAAAACTCAAACTCCGGTCTCTCTGGAACAATGGAATCAACTTCGATATAGACGATGTGTTCCCCAGTGTGGAACTCACCCTTCTGGACAACGCACTCCCATCCGTCAACCTGAGCAACCTCGATGCGGTCTGCTCCTGCAATCGGACGGAGGGTTGTAATCTCACGAATAGTAGCTAAATGTCGCATGAAACTTTCCTCCTAATTAAAACAGGATGCAGTCTCGGATAATTCTCTTTTTTAAGAGCCCATCATCCAACGCATCCCACGGTTTTACTTGGTATTTTTCAGTCACATCACCAGTGATGTCATAAAGCCGACCTTGTATCTGGGTAACAAAATGATTTTCAACCTGGTCATACATCAGTGTGCTGTCAGGGAAGCGGCAGTGCAGAATAACTGCAAACCAGTAGCAACAGCCGTTGGTAAATACCGTATCAACATCATCGGCCAGATGAAAACGGGCAAGGAAATGCTCAATGGTTGAAACCATCGTTCTCAATTCTTTCGGATGACTCTCTTGCATTTCAATAAACTCCGTTCGATGTACTCGTCTATCAGACGGCTCTGTGCTTTTGTTTGAGCATAAGCGGTGATGGAAATGGATTTCCGGCTCCAGTCCAATGTGTAGCTATCGGTAGCGACATTGGTGATATGATTTTCCGCCAGGAAATCACGGAACTCTTTCATCGCTTCCTTGTCATCCGACAAGATGACATTCACATAGGTTCTGTCTTTTGAGAATCGATTACTGAGGGCAACGGCAAGACAGCACCCAACGCCGCTTGCTATGGAAACTATCACAAGGGCGAGTGTGCTGTCGCTGGTAACGATGTCTTTTGTGATACTCAGGTAAATGAAGTTTGACAGGCCGAGAGCGACACCGGCAAGCAGGCAACGGTTGCGCTGAACAAGAATTGTCTTTGCTGTATTGAGCGTATTGTCCAGAACCTTTGCCAGAAACAAAATGAACATATAAAAAGCGGTCGTCAAACTCATTCCTCCTTAGTGTTTATTAGGGTTCGATGCTGATAATGGAACTGGAACCGGTCACAGTAGGCAGTTCACCGTTCCACTGCTCATACTTGATTTTCTCAATCAACTCACCGGTCAGAGAACCGGCAATCATACGGTTTGCCTCAGCCTCGGCTTCGGCTGCAATACGCAGAGCTTCTGCCTTTGCCTCCGCTTCGATAACCGCTTTTTCTGCGTTAATCTGGGCAACCTCTCTGTCCTTTTCTGCCTGAATCTTTGCGGTCTGCTTCTCAATATTCGCCAGCTCCAGCTCCTGCTGGGCGGTAACCTTTTTCTGGATGGCAGCTGCGGTCTCTTCATCGACGGAAATATCGGTGAAGTTCACCGTGTCGATGATAATGCCATACTGGTCGAACTTCTCACGCAGATAGGTGTCCAACTCGGCATTGATTTCGGTACGCTTGTCGCCGAAGATGTCAGTGACGGGATAGTTGGCAGACACCTCCTGTGTCCATGCAATAACCTTGGGCTTGATGAACGAATCCTTGATTGCCTCACCTGACTTTCCTTTGAACATAGCAAAGGTTTCGGAGACTCGTGCCTCATCAAAACGATATGAGAACTCAATATTCACACGGACTGTCTTACCGTCTGAGGTAGGAATGTTAAAACTCTCATCCTTGGGCGAATCGCCCTTATCCTCAGCTGTCAAATAAGACTGTTCAATGCCGATAGAATACTGGGTCACCTTCTTGGTCGGGGGAACCAGATGCCACCCCTGTGTCAGAACCTCGCCATCAACGCCGCCGTTCATGTTGTACACGACGCCGACATAACCGGCGGGGATTTTCTCAAGACACACAATGCAAGCAATCAGGCAGAAGACCATCACGATACCCAAAATAATTGCGCCGATTTTACCCTTCATCCTTTAACTCCTCTGTTGTTTTTTCAGATTTCTCCTCCGATTCCTCGAAGATTTCCTTTTTCGCATCGTTGTAAATTCGCAGGCCGAATGCACCAATGCCCTTAAAGGCAAAGCTCAGACAGAACCACAACAGCACAAGTGCAACGATGACGATGAGCCAGAACACGATGTTCACTTGCTTACCTCCTGTTCTAAAACTCGTGGTATGTATGTGCGGGTTTCCATGCACTTCTCGACCTTTCTGGTCTTTCCCAGTGCCTCGCGCATCAAGTTCAAAAGGTTTTTGCCTTTGTCGCTTTCCAAGAACTGAACGAGCGGTTCAAGTATTTCTACCGTGTCTTTGTATTCACGGCGTGCCTGCCTGCATTTGGCAAGACTTGTGGCAACCTTTGCCCGTTCCTTATAATCGAGGCCATCAAGCTCCAGTTTGTGGAGGTAGTCCTGCGTAAGCCTGTCCATGCGGTTGACCTCGCTATAATTCCACGCATAATCTTTCTGCGCATCCTCCATCATCCGGCAGAATGCCCCGATGGATTCGGAGAACTGCGGTGGCTTTGATTGTTTTTTCATGCAAGACCTCCTCTCTGATTTATCCGAAGCTGACCTCGGTTTTATCGGTTCGGATAGAAATAAACACCGGGAACTGAAGACTCTCAGCACCGGTGTTTTTATCACTGGATATTTCCTTGTACTTTACTTCGCAAAGCAAACCCGGCAGGTCATCTTTTCCTTGCCAAAATGTTGCTCGCTGCTCGTCGGTGAACCCGGAGCCGACCTTGACTTCATTCCCCTTATAGTCGAGTACAAGCGCACCTAAAGTCCCTGCCAATCTTCCGCTACCTTCTTCGCAGCGGAGGATACGCAAGTCCATCGTGTAAAAGCGTTTGACTTTCAGGATTCCATTGTGTCGTCTGCACTGGTAGGGAACATCAAGGTTTACCATCAGTCCCTCTTTATCCTCACGAACCATCTGTTCCAACAGTTCACTGATTTTGTTCTGGTCTTTTCCATGATACAGAACCGGCAGGATACTGACACGGCCATCCTGCGGAATGAAGCGGTGAAGCTGGTCTAAGAAAGCACGACGATAGCCATAGCAGCCATCGCTCTGCCCCCGGTGGAACTCTTCAACCGTCAGAACATCAAAAATCGTGTAGCAAATCACCGTTTTATCACCATCGTCCGAGTTGATAATACCGGTGGCTTTGCGGAACGCCTCATTGTCTGAGAGGTTGCCCTTCTCACGAAGTGTCAGCTCACCGTCGAATACATAGCTATCCTCTTCATCAAAACAGAGAGCATCCAGAATATGGTCAAGTCCTTCATAGGGAACTCCGCTTCTTGCGTACAGCCTGCCTTTGTAATAGGTCGCCCGGATACCGTTCAGCTTTTGTGTCAGCCAGAACTCCGTGCCCTCTTTCAAAGGATACTTGTCAATGGGGTATGCCTGCTGAACTTCCCATTCTGGAATCAGATTGGGGATAACCTTGTTCACGGTCTTTGCCGTGACGCCCAGCCGGAGTGTCTTGGAAAGAAGCTTGATATAAACATCAGCTTCATCCGGCGGGCTGCTCTGAACGAACGCACAAACCTGATACACCGTACCGGCGTCCAATGCTTTTCTTTTAGACAACAGTTCGCAGACAGAAAAGATGTCTGTCATTGTCAGTGTGATGGCTGAGTCATACCGGGTAGGAGAGCGAAGCGTTTGCTCCGAAATCTTATAGGTGAGCATCGGGTTGAGCGCGTAATATAAAAAATTACGGAAGTTCGCATCGTCTTGGAACTCCCGTAATAGCTGTGTCTTTCTTATTGAGCCGTTCGCTTCCTGCAAACGGCGTAGTCTTACGATAGAATCTGACAGCGGCGTTGCAGTAATCAATCTTCATCACCCGCCTTGAAATTATAAATGGGCTTGATAACGGCATCGATGGTTACGGTCGGCTCAATATTACCGACGATATCGTCCATGCCTTTATAGGCCATCGGGCATTCATCCAGCGTGCTGCGTCCGACGGAAGTCGTGTAGATGCCTGCCATCTGCTTTTTGAACTCAGACACGGTAAACGCCTCTTTTGCTGCGCTGCGGCTCATCAGCCGACCGGCACCATGAGGGGCGGAAAAGTTCCAATCCGGATTGCCCTTGCCGGTGCAAAGCAGGCTGCCGTCACGCATATTGATGGGAATCAACAGACGCTCACCGGCCTGTGCAGACACAGAACCCTTACGCAAAATCATGTTCTCCACATCAATATAGTTGTGAATCGTTGTAAACTGTTCAGTCACATGGAGTCCCATCCCTTTGACAATGGTATCCATCATCGCCTGCCGGTTCAGCTCGGCAAAACGCTGTGCAATTTTCATGTCATGAAGATACTGCTCAAAGAGCTCGCCCTCCACATAAGCAAGCGGTTTGGGAACGGGGGAATGCTTTGACTTCATGGACTTCAACACTGCCTGAATCTCTTTCTGGCGGCCATCCGCTTTCAGCTGTTCAATAGCCGCCTCAACCTCTTCATGGCTATAAGAGGTCAGTGCCTTGAAAGCAGCCTCCTGATAGAAGTTGGCGATTTCTAAACCCAGATGACGGCTGCCGGAGTGGACAACGATATAGATATTCCCATCATCGTCCTTGTTCGCCTCAATAAAATGATTGCCGCCACCCAATGTACCGATACTGTGATAGGCACGGTCAGTGTTGACCTTTTTTGTGCAGCACAACTGTGACAAATCGATTTCTTTTGCGTAACGATGCGGTGCTGAACGGATTGCAAAGCCAGACGGAATGCCTTCACGGATAACCTTGTCCAACTTCTGCGGTTCGATGTGGGTCTCTTTCAGGCGGATGGTTTCCATACCGCATCCAATATCAACGCCAACAAGGTTTGGGCAAATCTTATCCTTGATAGTCATGGTGGTTCCGATGGTGCATCCAGCGCCGGCATGAATATCCGGCATCATACGAACCTTACTTCCCTCGACATAGGGTTGGTTCAAGAGATTGATTACCTGAGAAATGGATTCGCTATCGACCACATCGGTAAACACTTTTGCCGAAGCGTATTTTCCCTGAAGCTCAAGCATTTTATCGCCCTCCTTTGGCTTGGTATATAGTCCTGTTATAGCACAGGTAAAAGGGGCTTGCGCCCCTTTACCTGTATCCGACCGCTTTCCGCAGGGGAGCGCGTTTGTCCTGTGGCGCGACCCTGTGCATCGAGTGACATTTTTAACGAGAGATTTTGGCTGTATTAAAATGATTATCCGCTGGATAATCTTTTTAATACTGGCTAAATCCGAAGTTAAAAATGAAGAACGCAAAGTATTTCTTCTGCTTTGAGCGAGAAGATACCGCACAGAGAAGGGGTATGTATGTGCGGAGAATCTACAAAGCGGTCATATCAAAAGCGAAAGATTTTTTCGCTTAAGAACAAAGTTAGTGAAGAATCATCGGTCGATTGGTGTTAATGAGTTGATTCAATGCCTCGTCTTCTCTTGCTCGTTCAGCGGCTTCCTCTCGGCGGATATCCAGAAGAACAACGCCGCAGAAACCCATCAGTTCACCGATGGAAAAATCTTCTTCCTCCACAGGAGGCTCATCCGGTTCAGAATCTTCTTCATTAAACATGGTGTCGGTATCGAAATCGTCCTCGTCATCAGGCTCATCTTCCCAAACACCGTTGTTGTCGCCCCACTCCAGGACATCCTCCTTATAACTGTCAAAGTCATTTTCGTCCATACCGTCATAGTCGAAGCTGCCGTTCATACGGTAGTAACCATATCCGGTTGGGATTTCGGAAAGCGAGTCTCGAATGTCTCTCCATGAGTAATTGGTGTCGCGGATATCTTCCTCGACATACTCGTCAAGCTGGTCAGAGTCGATAATGTCTTCGCAGATATTGCAGCCCTCGTCGGAGCAGAAATCAAGCAACTCCCACCATTCGGTTACATCGTTAAGGAAATCATTTCTTGTCATACTGCATCCTCTCTTTCTACCATTTCGGTATCAATCAATGTTAATTTGGATAGCGCCTTTTCTGTCAAAAACGCATACTGCAATCCAAGATTAGTGCTGGTGAGGTCGTGCTTCATTATTGACATGACCTCTGCTATGGACATACTTGCCCGTCTAAATTTAGAGAACTTACTTTTGAGGTTTGCTCCGCCGCCAGCCATATTACCAATAACCAAATCATACTCAGTGGAAGTATAGCCCAGCCGAGATGCTACAGCAAACCGCAGCCATGCTTCGGAGTAGCCCGCAAACTCTAACACCGATAGACCACCCAAATCCTTTACGGTATATGTCTGGATGAAACCTGCGGTTGAGTGCTTGATTGCCATCGGTAATGCGTCAAAATAGTTTGGGGTAAGATAAAAGCCGCACCCGAAATCACGGTACGGCTTGCAAAAAGATAAGGACGGTGCAGTAAATGAAACTGGGGTGCCATGATACAGATACATTACCAATCCTCCCATATGTTTTGTGGAGCTGGTGACAGGGCTCGAACCCGCGACCCTCGGAGTACAAAACCGATGCTCTACCAACTGAGCTACACCAGCAAATGGAGCTGGAACTCGGAGTCGAACCGAGAACCTACGCTGTACGAGAGCGTTGCTCTACCAGTTGAGCTATTCCAGCATTGGTCGGCTTCCCGCTTAGATTGTCACACGCTCATGTGCGGCTGGCGCCCCGCAAGCATACCAACCGGCCACTCTTGGGCTAAATCACAAGGGAGACGCATCTCCTCACGCAGTTTTCAGCGGGCATTGTCATTCTCTGTGAGGTAAGCCGATAATCTCTCACATCATCTGGGCGCTACCCAGCCTCTGGCACGGACGGTTGGGAATCGAACCCACCACAAGCGGTTTTGGAGACCGCCTCGCCAGCCTTGGAACATTCGCCCGTATAAGTGGCAGACTATTGCAAACTTGCGGTCTGCCAGCGCGACACCTTTGGTAACGCAGGTCTGTATCTGCAGTGCGTTTTCTTTTGGCTCTCGCCTATCCGCCTTGAGGAATACGCACAACCCTTTGGAACTCCACGGTAAACGCATGACGGAACGCCTGCCGCTTCAATATTCTACGGATTTTGTCTCTACAGGCTCCGCATTGCCCAGCCGTTTTCTATGTGTCGGCACACCGGCATAATTCTGGAGAAACATTAGTCCTTTCCACGGCAATGCCATGCCGATGGCGCAGATGGCGGGGATTTGCACCCCGCATGACCTTACAGCGCATCGGTCTCCGCCATTTGAGAGGTCGGCATCCTGTCTGTAATTTGTAGCGTCTACCTATTCCGCCACATCTGCATATCTGAAATCGGAATTACCCGATTGTACAGGGCGACAAACTGGTCGTTGAGCTGTTTGTCCACATGGTAGTGACCGAAGTACCACCGCTTAAAATGAAGGTCTTGACGAATGCGTTCCAAAAAACTGACCATCGGGTCGTTTTCATACCAACTTGCCAGCAGTGTCTGGATGCTGCGAGGAGCACAGTGCGTCACAACAAAATCAACTGTCCAGTTGTGCTGCTCCAACGCACAAACTGCACGCTCCATCTCCTCATTTGACGGCATCTCCTGCTGCCACCATGAAATATGCTCCGTGCGATACGCCTTGTCCACTGAGCGAGCACCGCCCATACAGAAGATTTTTCTACCGTCAATGGTAAGAACCTGACCTCTGTCCAAATGATAAATGTCCGGTGCAATTTGCCTGACTTTACCGCCGAACCTATCCTCTAACGGGAACTGGTATAGCATATCAAAGTTTTCGTGGTTTCCGTCAATCCAGAGAGTGGTGAAATTTTTGGCTGTGAGCCAGTCTTGCCACCACATCTCCCTGCGTGAGCCGTCCCAGCATAATCCAAAGTCGCCACATATTATCAGGTAGTCATCCTTTGTCAGGGTTTTCTGCTGCGGGAACTTTGTTGTATTGAGCTTTTCAATGTCGATATTGGCGTGAGTATCGCCTGTTACATATATCATGGAATCTGATTCCTTTCTTCATTTGCAATCTACATGAAGTGTGGGGCTGTATGCGGGGTGCCCTCTTCGGGCCCGGGTGTACGGGCGAACCTTGGGTTGTGGTTTGCTGTTTCGAAGAAGCGGCTGTGTTACAGGCTTTTTGCCTATGGTTGGGGATTTGGTTGCTTACTTACGCGGTGCGATGAGTCTTAGACCGGTGACCTGAGCATCTCTGCCTTCGCTGGCGGGCTACCTTCGCTTCCCAGCAAATTGTTACTTTGGCCTTTGGCGCAAAGCACATTCCTTTCGGGATGTTATTCATTGCAAATGATTTTTGTATTCCTGTAATCTACATAGGATAAGCGTGCCGGATATGAGGCGCCTGGAGTTCTCGGCAGGTGCGGTTTGTTCCTATTTTAATTCTCTGCTGGTGTGGAGCCCGTTGTGCCGCAGTGGCGGTTGACTCTATTTTCATGCCTGATGACGAGTCCGACTGGGTCAGCACCGCGTCGTCAGCCGGTCTTCAGGAAGAGGCGTGGGTGTTCTTCCCCAGCAAGTTGTTACTTATGCCTTTGGCGATAAGCATTGCTTTCGCAATTATCCATTACAGGAAAGGGCGGTTTAACCTCAAACCGCCAAAGGGATTATCTTAAATCGTCTTTGATAAGCCGCAGGACATCTGTCTCCATCTTTTCGTTGGTGTGCTTCACGATGGCATCGATAGTCTCTGGCTCTACCATGCGATAGTAGCTATGTAAACCCTGCATAGTTTGAATATCTTCTCTCGGCCACGAGATGCCCTTGCATTTATCGGTAATGTAGTTGTAAAGCATGGACTGGAACTGGCGCTTCTTCTTATGGCCGACAGTAATTTCATTGTCCTTGTTGAGCATAACACCAAGATTCCAGTTACGACCTGCGGAAGAGCCGTATCTCGTTTTGCTTTCGTTGATGGTGAACGGCGCTCCAAATTCATGCAGCGTATCCACCACGAGTTTTTCTACACGATGCACATCGAAATCAACCTTAGACGAAATGATGAAGTCATCGGCATATCTGGTGTAAATGAACCGCTGCTTGTCAAAATCACGGAATGCATTGGCAAGCTTATAGTCAACAGGAATCATCATCACATTGGTAATCAGAGGAGAAAGCGGAGTTCCCTGCGGCAGACCTCCATTGAGAAAAGCCAAATCCAAGGCCTTCCGCAACTCTGCCTCGCCGTTGGGAAACTTTACGATTTCGCTGAATGGGAACACCATAGAAAACATTTTGATAACATAATCCAGTGTAGTGCTACCAAAGAAATCGTGCAAATCCAGCTTGCCGAACCACTTGCTGTTGTTTTTCTGATGACGCTTGACCGCATCAACTGTACATCTGTTTTTTACATAGGCGAATGCAGAAGTGTGATACAACGCATGGAAATCTTCCTCAAAAATAGTCTTGAGATTCCGCAATGCGTTCATCAGCTCCGGTTTAGGGGCATCAATACGACGCAAACCACCAGACTTTTTGGGGATGTGGAATGTTTCATACAAAGTACTGCGTTCTTGTGCGCGAAGCGCCTCCGTTTGCTCATTAAAGCGCACCAGTTTGCGGATAAGAGCATCCGTATCAATGCGGCTTGTAAAATGCTCGCTTACCGTTTCATATGCATAGGTTCGTGTGTTGGAAACATTTGTGTTTAATATGGTTTGCGCTTGGAAGTTTTGAAAGAGGAACTCTTCCAGTGTCATTTGGTGATAAATCGGGGATTGCATGACCGTGATATATACCATCGCCCTATGCCTCCTTTTCATAGTCGTAACTGTAACCTACATGAGTGTTGCTGCGTTTGAATCAAAAGAAGCTCATCTGCAGCGAGCTGAGTGAGCTGCATTTACCAGTATCTTTTTTAGATAAGTTGAGGATAATTGTCGTGATTTGGGTGAGTTTTGTGAAGGATAATACTTGACAAGCCTGGTTTGCTGTGTTATTCCGGCTGTTAGTTCCCTGGTGGATGTCCAAGGCCTTCGGTGGTTCCGGAGGAGTCACTGGTTCGACCTCGGGGCGGGCGGCGTTTTGCTCCCGACGATTTGTTATATCAGCCG